GCAACTTTACAAAAAGGCCAGGGGCTTACTTGATATTCCGCTGCAGAACCGAAGTGGGGCTTTGGCCACCTCATATTCTTTGGTGCACCTGTTTTATCCCTATCATAATACGACATTATTCATTCCATTTAAGAATACTATTAAATATTCTATCAATTTTATCTGTTTTGTTAAAGTTTTGGTCAATTTCTTCTTGAGAGATTTCTTTGCCTTCACGAAGCATAAATGCGCCAGGTGTACTTGGTTCGGACACCATATCAAAACAAATAAGCTGAAAATCTTCTTGCACCTCATCGTTACCTGCTCGTGAACGAGTACTACCTACACCCCTAGAAGAAATACCAACTGTAATGCCTGATTCAATTAAGCTTTGTAATATTTTTCCTGAAGGTGTGTTTAACAACTCAATTGTGCCGTATACATCCTCACCATCCATATATGCTTCACGAACAACATGAGAGACATTTTTAAGTTCAACAACTGACGATTCTGGGTGGTCGCATTCACCAAGCGCCCTATTTTCCCTAATCAACTTTTGATAATTATCAATTTCACGAGACAAAATATCCATTGGATAAACCCTGCCATTTTGATTAAGTGTATTTGCTCTTTGTATTATACCGCTTAATGTAATAGTTCCATTTTCACCTCTATTTTCATTTAGTGTTTTTGGATCAACAGTTAGCGGCAACCATTCTGTAAGTAGTTTTTTAGCCATTATGCCCTCATTAATTCATCTTTAAGTGATGATACTTGCAAAAATCTTTGTATTGTAGAATCTTGTATATCATCAGTTTTTAATGACTCTATTTTATTTTTTACATCTTCAACTTTCTCTAAAATAATATCATTATCTGTTGTTTCATGCAGTTCAGAAACTAACTTAAGCGTATTTATCTTAATTGAATCTAGATACTTTGTAAATTCACTCATGTCATCATTTGCTGCGGCAAAAACATAGTTTTTAATAATATCTTTTTGTTCAGTTGTGAGCGTACCTGCATACTTTTCATTTAACTTTTCTGTCATTATTTTAATTACAAGCCTATCAGAGTCTTCAGTTTTTTGCTCTTCAAGAACAGGTGTGGGTGCCTTTTCTTCTAATAGTTTTTGAATTAATTGACCTTCATACATAACCATCTTTGTGAGGTCTGCCCTGTCTTCACTTCTCCAATTATTAATCAGTGTCTGAATTGTAGCAAATGTTTTGTAATTAGAGATTGACCTTGAAAAAAATGTTGACTCATTTATTTTATAGTTTATGTCATGAATTAATCTGCCTTTTTCTGCTTCAAGTTTTTCTCCGTCTATTCTTTTTGCGGCAGCTTTTGATTCCTGTATTATAGCTGCTGCAACTGCACTATCATTTGCAGTCGCAGTAGTAAGTGCTTTAAACAATCTAAATTCTTTAAACAATTCAGTGCTATGATCAAATCGTTTTTCTATAATATCAAGTGCAACTTGGGCATCGGATTTTTTGTTTTCAACTAGCTTTGAAGATACATGCTTTAGCAAAAGCTCATATACAATTCCAACATTTCTTTTTTTATTATGTTTTGCCATTTTGGTTTCCATTTAAATTAATTATTCTTTGTTATCTTTATTTTCTTTATTTTCTTTTAAACCATCGAATGATTTAAGAGTTGACTTAAGTTCTGCTGTCATTTTTGCATTTTCACTTAATTTTTCATCAATATAATTGTTAAAACTAAAACTTTCTTTTTCTTCCATTATTATCGGCTTTGGAGGCTTTAAGTCATTAGTGGCTGTTTTTAACGTCCGATTTGACTTTGCACCAAACGGATGTGCCATTGAATCTTGATCCTGCTTTCCATACCTGTGTTTTCTAACACTTGGTCCATATCGATTCACGTTTGTTGCACGTGGACGATGGTCTATATCGTTATTTGCTGTAACGGGTAATTTATGACCATGTTTATTGACTCTTGATTTCTTTTTGCTCTTAACCGGTCCTGCCGTGTTTGTGTTTAGTAGTTCAGACGAAGTTGCATTATTTATTTTATCTTGCGCTTTTAGGGGTGCATTTTCATCTGTGATTGATTGCCTTACATCATCGTCAGTATTTGATTCTTCATCTGGTTTTTCTTCATTTTCCATAACAACGTCATCTGGTGGTGGGCCAACCTCAACACCTGCATCTGAATCATTTGATGATACAACACTTTCAACGTCTAAGTCTTTTAACTTATCGTTAATTCGGCCCTCTTCAATTGCAGAAATTTCTTCATCAGTCATTCTAAATACATTTTTACGAATCCATTCCCTGTCGACTAATCCTTCTGGAACTTGCCCCGCTATTTCAAAACGCGTCCTAAACAATTCTAATTTTTGTTGCTGCGCTATTGTTGATGGATTTGATAAATTAAGTGTAAAATCAATTAAATCTTCACCATCAAATCCATTTGCATACAAATGAATCACTGCTATTTTATTTAACTCTGAAATAATTGTTCTTTGCATTCTTTGAATTGTTCGTGAAAATCTTACATCTTCTTGAGCTAAAGTAGCTTTTGCGCCGAGGCCCTCATCATATCCAAGATATGCTTTTGGAATTTTTAGTGCAGCAAATAATTTCTTTTGAATATATTCAACATCTTCAATTGCAGTCGTATTTGTACCACCGGCCAGCGTATCAATTTTTGTTCCTGTGTCTGCACCCCTAACAGGAAGATAATAATCCTCATCAACAGATAATGGATTATAACGAAGATCAACTCTTCCACTTGTTTGATCTACAACCTGATTTCTTTTAAGGGTAGTCTGGACTTGCTCCATATAGTTTCCTATATCTTCAGGTGGAACATTTCCTACATCTACATAAAATACTCTTCTTTCTGGTGAACGAACTACACGATAAACCAGCATTGCATCTTCAATTAAAATTAATTGCCTCCATATTCTACGCGCAGGCTCCAAAACAGAAGAACCATATGGCAAAAATGCATCATTACCAAGAAGCCTAAAGTGTGAAATTTGCCAATTTTCTAAAACTTGATTACCCTGAGTAATCCATCGAAAACGAACAGCCATAGGATCATCTGGGTCGTATCCTTCTTCACGTTCTATTTCATTTACTGGAATTGGAAATGCATTAATAATACCGTGCTCTGGTGAAACATCATTAAAAAGAAAGAAATCACCATATTTACAAAGATTTCTTGCCCATGAAGGCAAATTAAAATCAACATTAAGTGTATCTAGAAATAAATCATTTAATAATATTTCAACTTGTGGATTATTTGAATGAACATGTAATACTTGTCCGTGTTCATCTGCCGCACAAATCTCTTCTGAGTATATGTCGAGTGCGCTTGCAATTTCTGGTGAATATTCCATTTCACCAAAGTCAGCTGATCTTGCCATTCTATCATAAGATCCATACGCAGACATTGCAGTATTATAAATCGCACTATTTGATTTACGAAATAATTCATATGCAGATGAATCTACATTACTGTGACCTGAGTCACGTACCCTTCTTTTAATAACTGGGCCACTTCTAAAAAGCCTTGTTAAATTACTAAATAAATTTTTGTTATCTGCCATTATTCTCTCACAAAAGTATTATGCGTCAGCACTTTTATTTTTTACACAGTATGGTATTAAATATACAGTATTTTAATAATTTGTGCTTCCTTTGTTTATTATTTTTTCTTATCATGCATCATCCATGAAAACATAGGATCGACTTGTTGTGTTTTAGACATTACTTGAGACTTTGATCCTGGTGCTCCAAACTGAGTCACAGGAATTATTTTTGTATTACTTAATTTAGTTTGAATTTTATTGTCATCGTGTTTTTTGGATGTTACTCCCATTGCAGCTAACATTGCCTCGTTAATTGCATTTGCATTTGCACCCGCATCAGATGAGCCATCATATAACCAAACACAAATTGCTAAGCTCATTATAAGATCATCGTTATATCCTTTTAGCGCCTGGGCCTTGTTTCCCTTCCATGCAAACGTTTTCATTTCTGCATAAAATCTTGATGAATAAATCATGATATTTTTATTTCTTATAGTTTCTTCTAGTTTAGTTAATATCTGTGGCCTTGTTTTTCCTGATGTTGTAAATCCTGCAACTGATATATCTTGATCTGGTGTATAACTGCCAATAAATGCACCTTTTCTATTTCTATAATACATGTTTGGATAATTTAAATCTTTTAATTTTAATATTGTTGCATAACCGTATGAATTATTCTCAGGACACATAAGCGCCTTATTGTATTTTAATCCATATTCATTTAATAGTTCCCCATATCTATCAGGTGGAATTTTTCCTTGGAACTCAGCAACAACTTCGCCAGTGTTAACATCAATTACGTGAAATGTAGAAAAATCTTTTGAATCACCGCGTGATATATCAGCTGACATAATATACTTGTGCTCACTTAAAGGCTGCTTCCATATCCAAACATTTAAGTTTGGTCCCTCTCTTGTAATGGGTTTTTTAATTGTTGTGTTTACCCACTCTATATCATCATCTGCTAAAAATACATCCCCAGATGTAGCAAAATCACAAAGATACTCTTGTGCAGTTTGACGCTTTGATAAGTTATTTGTAGTAGTCTTAAACCATTCATCATCATGCTCAGGATGAACATCCCAAGGCAATAGTATTGGTTTAAAATCATTTGCGCCCTTTTCTGCATCTGTATATATTTTATGAAATTGGCCGCCGACACCATTTGGTGTTGATAAAATAATGGCCCTACCACCAGTTGTTAGTGTAGGATACAAACCAGTCCATAACGTATCGAAGTTATGAATAAATGCAGCTTCGTCAATAATAAGAAGTGAAAGTGCCTCTGATCTACCTGCATCATCAGATGTAGGAACAGCTTTGATTGATGATCCGTTTGAGAACTCAATCATCTGCTTGTTATCTGATACAATCTCAGGTAAAACTAGCCACTTTGGCATTTCCTTTATTACTGTTTTTACTTTTTTAATAAAATTTTGTGCGACTGCCAACTTTGTAGCAATAACTAAAATATTTTTATCTTTTTGAAACAATGCAAGCCAAACTGAATATGCTGCAACAAGTGTTGATAAACCAAGCTGCCTTGATTTATTAACGACTACAAAGCGATTATCAATAAATTCTTGAGTGCAGTCATCTTGAAATTGATATGTTTTAAATGATATTCGACCACGAACGGGATGTTGTATCTTTACATACTTATTAAAGAAATATGTCGGCTGTTTACCACACTTAATTATTTCTTTTATTTGTCTTGATTTTTGATTAGTAGCCATTGTGGCTCTTAGTTTGTTATTTCAAATGTTGTAATTCTCTTACAATATACAGTTCTTGCTGGATTAATATGGCCCTGGACACCTATTACTTCAAAGTCAGTATCTGAACTCTGCTCTTTTACTTTCAACGCTGACCCAGATGCTTCTTTAAAGTCTTTTTTTGCATTTTTCATAAAATCGTCAGTTAATTGTGCAGATTCTTTATCAAAACCTTTTGTTTGCTCCCATTGATCTTGCTCTGATGCGAACTTTCTAATGCATGCATAGGTTACAATTAATAAATTGCCCTGCAGTTTTGTTTTAAACGATGCAGTTGCTGAATCTTGTGTTGAACTACGCCCAAAAGTCGTATCTAATACTTGGCCTAAGGCTCTAACTTGCTCTTGTGATAACATTTTATATCCTGTATTTGTTATAAATATATTAAAGAATGAATTTATTACTTATTCTTGTTCTTAATTCTTTGTCTTTGTTTATTATATCCACATTTGGACGAGTGCCATTTGCCCATGCATCCCTATCTTGATATGCCCACATTGTTGAACAATGGTCACAGCATTCAAATGTTCTATATGAAAGATCATCTTCGTTTTTAAGCATAGGAAGATCACACACGGAACAAAATAAAGGAACATGGGCAGTATCATTTTTATCAATTAATATAGTATAAAATTCTTTTTCTATTTTTTTGTGCATAATCAAAATTATAACGTATTATTCTATGAATGTAACATAGTTATAAATGTTTTTAACAACAATAAATTCGTATAAAAATTAACAAAAAGGAGAATATTTATGGGAAAATTTATATTAACGGGTGTTACTTATGACAATGACGAGGAAGGTGATGGACATTCACCCCTGTGGGTTGCTGTTGGTGGTGGATATGTTGCGCACTCAACAGATGGTACAAACTGGACAGAAGTAGCTATAAATGGTATTTCTGGGCTTAAGGATTTAACATTTGGTAAAAATGCAGAGGATGTAGATACATGGTATGGTTGTTCACATGTAGATTCAAACTCAATTGCCTACACAACTGATGTTACTGACGCCAATTCATGGACGGCTGTAAACCCTTCTGGAAATGGTGGTGGGTATGCAATAGAATACAGTGCAAATGGCACTATAATACTTGGCAGAGAACATGAAAACTATGCGCTTAGAAGATCGACTGATTTTGGCGTAACTTGGACTAATTCAACAGTTGTCAACCCGTCAGGAAACAATCCAAAAGTAACAAATTCATTAGCAACGAACGGCAGTGGACTTTGGGTTGCTGGGTTTGGAACTCTCGGTGTGATTATGAAATCATATGATGACGGTGTAACATGGTATAAATCAGCTGATTTGGGCTCAGATGAACATATTGGGCTTGAATACGCTAACGGAGTATGGGTTGCATCAGAGAAGGGAAAAACAATTAATATCTGTACAAGTATTAGCGAAGACACTAATCTTGATACATGGACGCAAATTGATCCTCCTGGTCAGCGAACACCAGACTCAATTACTTATGTAAGCGGGGACACATGGATTGTTGGTGGAGGCAGAAGAAATGTGTGGAGAAGCACTGATAATGCTGCTACGTGGACACAAGTAACAAGCCTGCCAAACCCTAGTGGATCTGCAATATCAACAGACAATGTTCCATATTCACTTGCTTCAGATGGCACAAATGTTATCGCAACTGGTAAAAATGGGCACATTAATATCTCTACAGATCTTGGTGATACATGGACATTAGTTTATACAATGTCAACAGGTCAAGACATGAATGCTGTTGAATACAACAAAGTTAAGCCGTTTTAAAAAAACGTTAACTTTACTTCTAAATTGCCCGGCTTTGTCGGGCAATTTTATTTTTGAGACACATGAGAATTATTTTTGTCACTAGTAATTTCAATAATATTATCTACAATATCCTTGACTGCATCAACATGTGATATAATAATTATATTTTTAAAGTATTGCTTAAGTGAAGTCAATAGTCTACCGCACATCTCTACATTCATTTCATCTAATGCACCGAATCCCTCGTCAATAATAAGCATATTTGTTTTTGGTAGTGATGATACATTAATTAATGCAACCCTTATAGCAAGAGATGCAATCATTTTTTCCATACCTGATGCGAGCTCTATAATGCGCTTTGAATCACCGTAGTTAATATAAATATCCATTGCATTTGTATTAGGGTCGGCCTCTAATTCAACTGTAAACCCAACGGTGTTTTGTAGGATTTTTGATATTTCATTGTTGATATTAGGAAGCTGGCTCATGATAATTTGAAGAGGTATTCCTTTTTTGGAAACTGCATTAATAAAGAGTTTGTATATTTCCCACCTATTTTTTAAGTCACTATATTTTTCTCTCTCTTCGTTTAACGATGATATCTCATTTTCTATTCTACCTATGTTCTGCGCTGCATGCATTCTTTTCGCATCGACATCACTAATTTCAGTATTTAATGTTGAAATTTTTGTTTTTAGTTGCTTAGTTTCATCACTAACATCTGAAGTTTTACATTCTCTCTTTAGTTTTTCAAGAAGTAAATTAGCTTGAATAAGTGCATCTTCAGCTGATGAAAGCTCAAGTGTCTTTGCAGCAAGGCACGCTTTTTCATTTGCAAGCTCTACCCTATTTGTGGACTCTTTTCTTAACACCTCATTATATTTTTCTAATTTTTCATCTAGTTTCTTAGACACAAATTCATTATGAGTCCTTTGAGTTGCATCTAATATTTTTTGCAATTCATTTACAAACTCTAATTGTTCTTGAATTGAAGCCTTGTCCTTAAAAGAGTCTTTTATAAATTTACATGTTGGAAAAGAATCACCACATGGCACTTCAGAAAGCTTATTTATTGATTTTTCTTTTCTATTTAAGATCTCATTTTGGTGCTTTAGATCTCCTGTTAACTGAAGCAATGTTTTTTCATTTTCAGACATTTCCTTTATTTGCAAGTTTAATTGTTCATAAGGAAAATTTTCTTTGAATAGTTCAATTTTGTCAATCTTTGATTGAATTGTTTTAATTTCATTGTTTCTAGACTCTATTAAACCATTAATTCTTTTAATTTTTTCATTTAATTTATTTACATTATCCTGCTGGTTGTTAACATCATGCTGTGTTACTCCACAAGAATCATCTAGTTTATTTAATTCAATTTGCAATGTTTGTAAAGTATGCCTCTTTTTAGATAGCTCTGACTCTAAGTTTTTAATTAAAGATTTTTCGTCTTTAAGGTCTTCATTCAAACTATAAAGAACAACATCCCAGTCTCTGTCAGGAACATCTTTCATTAGTGTGTTCACTTCGTCTAATTCTGTTTTTGCAAACTTTTGCATTCCATCAAAAATATCTAAATCAAGAAACTTTGTTAGAATCATTTTTCTTCTTGTGGCTTTTTCACCAATGAAATTATTCATTCCACCTTGTGATGCCAATGAAGTCATAAGAAAATCCTCAGAAGTTCCTATTAGGTTACGAAGTATTACCTCTGTTTCACGGCGCTGTTCACCGTCCATATCTTTTGAAACATTTCCTGCCGCATCAACAAGATCAAGTGTAAGATCTGTTCTTGCTGTAACTACGCCCTTTTTGCTTTCACTTTTTGTTGATGTTCGTGTTGTTTTATATCTTTTTCCATTTACTGAAAATTGTGTTGTAACATCACATGAGCCTTTTCTTGAATTAATAATGTGCACATTTTTAATTGGCCCCCTGTCTGTTGTGTTAAACAATCCATACATCATGGTCCCAATAATTGAAGATTTACCAGATCTATTTGGTCCAAAAATTCCAATTATTCCGCGTAATTTATCAAAGTTTATTGAGTTATCTTTACCGTAAGAAAAAGTATTGTTAAAATCTACTGAGTGTATGTTCCACTTTGCGTTTCGCGATATTTCATCTGATTTTGATAAAGATGACAAAGATCTTGTTATTAACTTATCAAGGCTTTCAGTCTTTTTACTATCAAGATCAGAGTTTTTATAAAACTTTTTAAATAGTGTTGAATGAACAGATGAATCTCTCAAATTATAAGATGTTGGTGCCTCTTTGTCAATTATTTGAGGTGCCTCAAAATCTTCTTCTATTTTATATACTATTTCAGCAGCTTCTTTTTCATGCTTTAGCTCAGAGTGAAGATGTATAATATCTGACTGCGCTATTGCTTTATCGCTTCTTATTCTAAATCTTGAACCATTTGGAAAACCCCTTGCTACATCTATTGTATCTTTTACGTTGTTTTGCCAATCAATAGTTACAAAAGGACGTGTGTGTTCAAGTTCATGGTATTTTACGCTAAAGTCATCTTTGTCCTTAATGTCCCAAACCAAAAATCCTTTACCTGTATTTTCACCATAATTTTGCTGAATTAGTGAACCTGGATATCTTACGCGTCCATAGTCATCAACAATTTGTCGCTGATGAATGTCACCCAATAATGCGAAATCAAACTTATCAAAAAACGATATATCAACTTCGCCTTCAATTGTCCAGTCTGTGTCAGTTTTAGAGCCGCGAACAGCTCCATGAAATAATGCAATATTTATTTTATCTTCTTCTGGTTCAATATCATCCCATTTTGCTTCGTCAAAACAAGAAAAGTTATTCCAAACAAACTTATCTTCATATCCTGCAACTGGGAAATTACCAGACTCTTTATATAAAAATATATTTGGATTATTTAATGCATTTACAATTGGTGTAATTGCGTCTTGCCTGTCTTTGTTTTTTATTAAGCCATCGTGGTTTCCAAGAATGATATGTGTTGGTGCTATCTCTGCAAGTGATGTAAACCACCACTGAATCAGATCAATGAGCTCTGGTGATATCCCCTGTGTCTTAGAGTGTACAATATCACCACCAATATAGATAATATCTGGTTTTATTTCACGTGCCATTTCGTTCATTTTTTCAAATGACGCTCTATATTCTTTATGCCTACTCAGGCCCCTAATGTGAATATCTGCTGTATGTAATATTTTCATTGAACTATTCTCCGCTGTGTAGAAAACGAATCTACAGTGCTGCTAATAATTTTCTTTTTTGATTTTTTTCCAATTGTTATTATTTCTAGTGTAGTAAATTGTCTATTACTATTTGATGTAACTGAATTAAATGGTTTATTCTTTTTTAATTTTATAAATTTAGGCGATGTTATTTTTTCTTTTTCTATTTTTCCAAATATTGTTGCAACGGCTCTTTTGTTGTTCTTTATAATAAATGTTAATTTTTTATTGACATTTTCATTTTCTATTGTTATATTGCACACTTTTTTTAGACTTCCATCAATTAATTGAAAACACCTAAAATATTTTTGTTTGTTATTTATAAAAAATGATTTTATAATAACATCGTGTTTATCGTTATTTAATGTAAACCAATCACCGTCGTATTCATTAGAACTTTGTTGCGATATTTTATATGTTGATTCACTTGGTTTAATAATAAAATTATTGATATCATCTATATCATTTATGCATGTAAACTCTTGAATATTTAATATTTCTTTATTTTTATCAATATATGAAATCCTTTCATGCAATGGCTTAGTATAAATTATTTTTTCATCATAAATTAATGAATCTATTATTGTTATATCATTATCAGGTGATATTATAGAAAGATATGCTGTATTGTTTGGAATTTCATCTGGCATGTCTGGAATATTTTTAAAATTTATTCCAATCCTTGTTTTAAAATATGTTTTATTATTAAATTTATAAAAAATGCCAAGTGTGCCTGGTAGTTTTTTATGTGCTAAAAGACTATCTTTGTCATATATTTTTAATAATTCATCTAAATTATTTATTTTTTGTGTCCTCATTAGAGAAAAATTATCAAACATATGTTGTTCCTTAAAAAATTGATCCACTTTTAATGTTGTTTATTATAAAACTCATTCTATCGTTTCGTACCCATGGCTTTGCTTTAGATCTTGCTTCTTCAAATTGTTGTTTTGTCATTTCACCTACATCATCATAATTACCCAAGTCAAGAACCCTTATGTCTATATTGTACTCGCTTAATAGTTTTGCTATTTTATGTGTTTTATGTGGCATATCTGAATCAAGTGCTAATAATATTGGTGTTTTATGCTTTATTATCTCCTGAAAAAGTAGCCCATCTTCTGGTAAAGCTGAACCCAATATTGCAGTTGCGTTTTCATTACATCTCATTAAATCAAATGGCCCTTCAACTAATGTTAGTTCTTTTGACCAATCAATGTTGATATGATTAAATATTATTGTCTTTTTGGGAATCTTTGCATTTAAGTATTTTATAAAAGAATCATCATCTATTGAGCGAGCCGCAAAAAAATTAAGTTCACCTGCATTATCAAATGAAGGCATAAAAATTCTCCGCCTAAATCTGCCTGACGTATATGTTCCTAATTTATAGTACCAAATATCAGCTATTGATATATTCCGCCTAGAAAGATAAAAACGAGCAGCTTTTATATCTGGATCCTCTAGTTGCCTCTTTTTTCCTAAAAATGAAAAACCCTTTGGTAATTCTAATTTTTGCTCTTCTGCAACTTCTTCATGTGTTATTTTTTTACCAAGGATTTTTGATGTATATTCATCTACTTTTGCTGGATAATATTTTTTTAAAATGCCTAAAAGATTTTTGCCCTTAAAGCCGCAAACCCAGCATTGAAACATATCACTTTGTAAATTAATTGATAGTTTTTTCTTTCTTTTATCTGCACACTTAGGGCAGGGCACTGTAATATCCGTTGATGATATTATACTAGCTTGCCCAAATGTGCGTTGAATAAAATCTATTTTTTGCTTTTCAGAATACAAACAGTTCTTTAACCTTGAATATATTAATATTTTATATAATATATTTTATTTGTTCAATGTTTTATGCCCTGCTTTTGCTATCACATATGCATCTGCAACATCGTAGCATCCGGGATCGTATATTTCTAAACCTTTTCTTGGCCCAGATTTTAATGTCTTCATTTGCCATGAATATCCACCAAGGTCAGCGTCTACCCATTCAAGTACTTTTTCTTTCGTTGTTTTTGATTTATCTTTTTTATTTATCTTTAAATTTATTAGCTTGCGAGCCATATTAACATTTAAAAATTCTGGCTCGATTCCTAAAATTTGATATGACAATAATGTTACCATTCCATTAAAACGAGCAAGTGTTATTAGCACTTTTGCAGAAGACAAACCAGGCCTAAACATTTGTAAGTTTTCTTCTATAAAAATATGCGATATATCATATTTTTTACGTATGCTTTTTAGCTCATCAATGACCCTCTCAGTCTTCTGGAGGGTACTGTTTATCTTACCTAATGGAATACATGCCTGTTCTATTAGTGTACCATCCAGTGACAATAGAGACCACCCTGTTGATGATGTGGATATATCTAAGCCAAGAATCATAGCTTACCAATCCATCTTTGTCCTAAATACATACTCATCTTCGTCTTTTTTCTTAATAGGCTGTGTAAGGTTTGTTCTCATTATAACATTTAAATTCTCATCATGATAATTTATTCCTGTAATATATACAAAACTATTGTCAGGATTATTTGCGTCAAATGATGCAGAAACTGGAAGATATGATGGATTTGTTGATTTATTTATTTGCCCAGCTTTTGCCTTTGCATCTACAGTCATAATATGCAGATTTTGAGATCCTTTAAAAGTTAATTCATGCTGATCAATTCCAAAAAATGGTATTGTTGGTGCCTTAACTATAGCGATTCCTTCTTCATAAAATATATTTCCAACATTACTCCAAGTAGCTTGTTTTGTCAAACAGTCAGCCCTGTATAGTGATCCACGACCATTGTCTTTTAATACCATTGATACTTTTCCATCAGATCCAGTAAGAGCAGAATCATACATCATAAATGTATCTGGCTCAATTTGGTTACCATATGTTAAATTTGATATATCAAATATAGTTATTTCATTTGATGAATTATCACGGGTACGCTGAAATATTGTTAAAACAGCGCCTGGTGATACACCTGGATTCTCAGGTGATACACCCATAATCTGTGATGCTAGTGATGATTTTGATGTTTGAATTAATCCTGGAAATAATGAATCCATTGGAAGCAGATTGTCAATTGACACTTTGCTAATATCTACGTTTCCTAATTGATTTTTAAATTTATCTTGAGAATACTCTTCAAGGTGAGAATAAGTAGGGTTAAATAGTCCATTATCAGACGGAAGAATTGAAAGGTTTCTTTTTCTAAGCGAGCCTGTGGCATAAATAAATTCATTTGCTAGGCTTCCTGATGAAGTAGTTGAGCCGTCGGCTGATGTATCGCTATATGCAGTAGTATCCACATCTATGGTTGTTGTGTCGATTCTGCTTCCTGTTAGGTTAAAAAGCCTTGGATGAATTCCATGCCTAAATTCTTTTGTAAAATTCTCTAGGTTAAGCATAAAACCACCTACGCCAAATGACATAGACACATTAAAAGGATCATCAGTTGTTGTAGTTATTGTTTGAAATGGTGAAACAAGAACTTCTCTTTCGTTTGTCTCTTCTGCAAATGATGGTGGAAGATAAAACATTAGTGAACCAGACATATTAAAAGGTGTTGGATTTGTTGTTTCAAATCCGTCTACTTCAGATGTGCTTAAATGCCTTGAGTATAGTTTTAGTTCTTGTAATTCAGCCTGGAGAGGATGATCAAATGTCCAATCAAAAGCGTCAGCGTCTATCCTGTCTGTAAAACTAGATTGTGGAAAATTTATAGATCCTACTGTTCCATCGTCACCCCATATTAATCCATCATCTATAAGAAATCCAGGAGATGTTCCTGCAAGTGGTGCATCACCCCAGAAAAAACGTTCAGTTCTATTGTCACCTGTGTTCGTTCCTTCATAAAAATTACCAATAAATAATATATCAATGTCACCTTTTCCAGCTGCTGAAAGCTCAGCTTCTGTTGGCGTCACTGTTGCTTCATTAACATTGAAATATGTCTCACTTGACTCATCAATGCGAATGCTACCACTTCCCATATTTACAACATTTGTTCCCCATCGTATGGAAACATGATGCCAATGATTGTGTTTAAGTGAATTGTCTTCAGATAAAAATGTTTTATCATATGTTCCAATTAATGAATGATTTATTTCTGACGGTGCTATCTCTGCATCTTCACCCATTTGAAGCATTATTCTGAATCCATTTGCTTTTCCGTTTTCGTCAGTTGATGACCCAGAAACTAATGAGACAGCCAACGTCGATGATAAATGCAATATTGTCCCAGCCTTAAACTCAACAGAAGAATCTTCATTTTGATAGCGCGGATTAATATAAAAATCAACAGAAAATGCACCATCTGGTACGTAGCGACCTCCATGATTTTCATCGCCTGGCCCAGGAGGTGTTGGAAACATTAAAACAGAATCAGAAGGAACATTATCAGATGTAAAAAAGTTCAATGAATTATAATTTGTAAACGTAAAGCCGCAGTGGTCATAATCTAAATTGTATGATGGCATTAGGTTGTTTCTAACTATGTTTTTTATCTCTGTATTCTCAGTGAAAAAGAATGGAGGATCAAACCGAAAAACGCCCATATCTTTGTCATTTCTTGGAGATAAATCACGCTCGTTAACAAGAGTCATATACTCTTCAATCATTGACTCTACATCAGTAAGTGATTCAGCAGATGCAGATGTTATTAATTCATATAAATGATATTCAAGGTTTTCAGGTGTCTCTTCGACTGCACCTGTTTCATCTTCTCCCTCACTACCAGACATTGGTTTATATACATCTTTTAATATCTTGTCTGGGCGGGGCTTTACTTTAACCGTTCCAGTTTCACCAAGTGAAGATGATGCATACTTATAACTTGGATGAAGCTCAAGTGAAACTACATCTAAAAAATCTGGCGTAATTTTCACGAATGACATGCTTCTTCCTTTACATAATTCTAATAATAAATATTATCTGGTTTGTTCTCCAGGAGATAAAATTAGAAATCAAGTCTTACACGCAATGTCAAATCTTTCTCATCGTTCTTTTCAATCGGCCTTGATAGCTTAGCGACAGCAAGAAGACTATTGTTTGCATCATATAGCCCGACTGAAGTAATAAAGGAAAATGTTCTTTGTGTATTTTCACTACCTTCATCAATTACAACTATTCTATTATCTGCATCTGTAAACGTTGGGTTTGATGAATAATTAAACTCATCTGCAGTTGCACGACAGAATATAAGTGTTGAGTTTATGTTTGTAACATTTTGAAATGTCATTGCTGAATCTGAACTATCTCCAAACCTACATTGTGCAACATGATTTAAAATGTTATCAATAGAGCCTGAAACCATCAAATCAGGTATAAATGTTGCATCTGGGTTTGACAGTAGTGAGCCATGGAAACCATCAGTACTGGCATCGTCTGCACCCATAAACCGATTTGCACCTATAATAGTTTTTCCGTCCTGGAGGGATGCAGTGTCAAGAACTGTTGTGGTCGAATCATCCTCAGCAAACAATGTGCGTGAGCCTCCAGTTGCGTCTGTCAGTTCAGCTGTTACTGCGTCAATTGATCCTGATACGTGTTGGGCACCCATTAAAATTTTGGAAAGATCATATACAGCTATTCCGTGATCATAAAACATGAGGCCAACTGATTTTGTTGTGTCACTTGCCTTAACTATGTTTCCAACTGCACCACCTGGAGATGTCTGCTGTGAGGTTGAAGAGCCAATATCTGTAAAAATTTCAACAGCGTTTAGTGAAAGACCGTTGATATTCTCTGTTCCTGATACTGTATTTGGCGTCCCAGCTGTTGCATCGTACACACCATCGCCGTCGCCGTCGGTTGTATCACCACCTGTATATACACCATGAAGCATTGGTGGATCTTCATTCCACGGATCTAAAATATCTGGAACTACTGAGCCGTCATAATCAGTGTCAAACCCTGCACTGTCATATACTGCCTCAGAATAAAACTTCATTGCATATGTTTCGCGTTTTATTGCATCACGCGCAAAAAGTCGCTTATAACAAACAAAAAATGCGCAATCTATTCCGTTAGATGAATCTGTATCTCCATACGGAGCTGTAAATTTACCATCGGCATCATTTAATAATAATTGTGCAAACTGCCTGTATATGTTTATTTTTTCACGCATCATAAGCGTATTGCTTGCAAACGACAGTTTTCCAGCATCATCTTCTGCCAGATGCAATGGTGTGCGCAATCCAGTACTTGTGTCTAATTCACCAGCTTCTGTCATAACGTATTCACGGTTCATACCTACTGTCATATCAAATACTGGATTTGCAGTTTGCAATGTAAAATCTTGATCATATACAGTTTGAAACAAAGATGATGTAACACCCGGCGCAACTGATGCTTCGTCGCTACTTCCTGTAACAAATACTTGATATGATTGTCTAGTTGTTGACCCAGAAATGTCTTCTTGTATTACATCAACCAATTGATTTAAAAATGATCTGCTTGTTGTAATATCAGCAGATGATATTTCTTTAAATGTCGCCATTTTTTTGTTTTCCTATAACTTTTATTTTATTTAACTTGTAGTTGAGTTTGAAATTGTTACTTCAAATTGAAACTCTGTACCGTCTTGCAGTCCCTGAACCGACACATATGTTGAAATTGATGTTCCAGTACCATAATAATTAAACATTGTAGCGCTGAGTGTTGATTTAAGATTCAGTGCCAACGAAAGAACTGAACCGCCTGATGTTGGGTCAAGTGTCGAATCTTTTACAAGTAGGTATGTTGCAATGTTATTTGATGATATACTTTCTGGAACATCATTTGTCACCTCTAAAAACATATTATCAACTGACACACGGTAAACATGGTTAACTAATTCATCTGGAACTGTTACTGTGTCACTAATAGATTGTGTTAGCGATGTTGAAATAGTTGTTACACCGCTAAGACTTAGTGCAAATGTTGTTATGTCTGAATTTGTGAAAGAAATCTTAGGATAATGCGTTAGTGTCTTATTTGATATGCTTGTAAGGCGGTTTCCTTGTGCGAGATAACCTGTTGTTAATGCCTCAAGCACTGGAGTGTTCTTTTCTATTTTTTCTTTTCCAACATTTCTGCCATATTGAGAAATTATACTGTAGTCAACTTCTTCATCTGACAGTGCAAACTTAACAATTGAAAATGAACCATCATTTCTTGCTAGCAATTCGCGACCTTTGTCGGTAAGAACAGCATCTAACATAATGTCATTTGTGTCGTGTCTTAAAAATCCCATTACTCATCCCGTTTAAATATAAATATACCACTTAAATATTATCTGTGTAAATTAACATTTATATTATTTCCTTATTTTTCATCAACGTAAAAGTCAAAAGATGCCATCTCCTGCAAATCTGTGTTAATTATCTGTATTTTATATTTATTTGTCTCACCGGTTTTTATTATATCTATTTCAGATTTATTACCATCAGGCAACGTTTTTATTATTGATTTATATTCTGGATTAAAGAAAATCCTAACATTATTATAGTTGCTATGTTTTATAACGTCTGGAAATGTATCGTTCTCTAAATAAATATTGGGATAAGGCTTTGGAGCACCTGGTCTTGAAATATAAACAGATTTCATTCTATTCTTAAACCTATCATAAGATACTTGAAACTGCGCTGAATATCCTGATGTTAATCCTCTTGCATCAATTGATGCCAATGCATAAATATACTTAGAGTTTATATTAAATTCTGTGTCAATAAACGATAGTTTTGGATTACGGCTTCTTTTTACATTATTTCTGTTTCCAGATGCTGGTGACCTTGCTTTAATTGTTGAATCATCAAAATTAAATTCACGAAGCAACTCAAAAGGCTCTTTTACGCTTTTTCTTCTATAAACTTGAAATCGTTTTATGTCACGTTGCGGATTTAAAGGAAAATTCCATGAAACAAGCAGTGAGTCTGTTTTGTAATCAAACTTAAATAATAAATTTTCAGGAGGCTTTGGTGGAATTTTTTCATCACATAAAACATCTGAAATTTTTGAACCAGATGATGCTATTAATGCTGTGGCTTTCACTCTTATTTTTTTGCCTTTTCTTGTCGGTATTGATGTTGCTTCAAAAACTGACGCTGAAATTGTTCTTATTTGGTACCTATACATTCCGCCATATCTTACATTCCTGTCAATAATAGAAGATCTATTCATTCCTTGAACTATTATTGGATCCATTTTTCTTGCGCTTCCATTTTTAAGCACTTCGTATTTCTCTATGATATATCCAACTATCCATGACTTTGGTGCAACTTTTTCATTTTCTTCAAGCTTGCGCTGACCAACAATAACGATATGCTGATCTTCATCAGAATCACTTGGGTGAACAAGTGTTGGTTTTGAATCTGTAAACTTTTCAAGAAATTCGTCAGCGTATGGTGTTGTAGCATCATTTTTCATATCAGCCGCTATAAACGCTACATTTTCACTTGAAAAATATGAGCCAAGAGAAAGATCCCTAACATCATTAAATGTTGGTGTCATTATTACACTGTCGATGTCTGACCTTGCTGCACGAGAACCTCTAGGTTGTGCTATCTCAATATTTGTAAAAATCTCACTTAAAAATGCATCATCATTTTCTTCATCTTGATTCATTAATGCTAGTTTTGCAATTGGTGAATTTGCTACATATTCACCCCAAGTTTCATTAAAAATAGCTGTGCTAAATTTATAAAATGACTTTTCAACATTTTTATCTTGAAATTGAAAACCAATAAAATTTTTATTGTTTATATTGTCTTCGTCTATTAGTCTTTTTTTATGCCTTCTTATTGATATGTACCTTTCATTATGTGGGATTTGATGAGGAGTAAATTTAATTGTAACAAATCTTGAAAAATTATCAATTTGATTTCTTGTAAGTTTTTTTGTATTTCTTATCGCCCTATATCTATCAGATATATTTTCACGCTCATCTCTTTCGAAAAAATTATATGTAAATGTAGTTGTTACATCTTGAACTTCTGGTACAAAAATAAACCTTGCTTCTTTGGATTTTAAACTCATTATTATACTTCCTCTAACTCAACTTCAAAACTTACCTTAAAATCATAATGATCAGCTGTAGAATATTCATTTAATAAATGTAAATTTGACCAACTATTTAATTCAATATCACTTAAGTCAATAACAAAATCATTTTCAACGTCTACTAAAATATTTATAATTTTTTCAAACTTTGAAGCTTGTAAAATCTCATACGTAAACTTATCACCATTAAAAAATATAGACTTATTGAGTAACAGGCTTCGAGATGACTTAAATCTTCTTCTTCCAAATTTATTATTAATTATTTTTCTTGCACCAGAATCAGGACCTTTTCTGTTTGATATAAATGTTGTCTCTGACATGTCTATCCCATATACCCTATAGATATACTCTTTTAAAACATCGCTTTCAATTCCATTTTTTATAATCTTATCTACACTTTCAATTGAATCAACACTCATAAAATCTTCAATATCTTTAAATGAATTTTTAAACTTTATTAACTTCATATTGTTTGAAATAAACTCGTTAAACGATGTGCTTGCTACTATATCATCTGTTGTCTCAAACAATAATTCACGATTAGAAGTATTTGTTAGGCCTGCAATTTCGTAACTATTTAATGCAGCAAAAGATGATATATCAAATTCAAACTCAAGCGGTTTAAATTTTATACCATCAAATACTGCAAGCTCTTTTTCTATAAATATTTTTAACTTTACGATATGATCACCAGAAACTTTTTCTAAATTAGAAATGGCATTCTTTATTGCATTATCTTTTATTCCAATTGAAAAGATTTTTTTCTTTCTTTCACATTGGCTTTTTTTGCTCATTTTACATTTATCTTCAGTCATATAACTTTGTAATAGTTTATAACTTCCAGTTTTTGCTAAATTAAATTTTTGAGGTGTAAATCTATCTTCATGTTGCTGAAGCAAATCAAAGAAGTGCCTAATTCTAAATCCGTGCTTGTAATTATGATCAGACAAAAGATGCTTATGTGGAAGCATTGCTTTTAGAGCTTCGTTATTCATATATTTAACTTTGCTAATATCATTTTCAATATTTGAAAATAGAACTTCAATTGATTTTAATCCTGCAACGTGGCGTGCTATGTGGTAATGTGAATCAGCACATATAAGATAAATTCCTTTTAATGAATCATGAAGTGGATTATCAGTCCTGTTTGTATTCTTGTTATCAAATGTCTTGCCCAATTCCCAATTAATATCATCGTCTAGATTCGTATAATTTTTATGGACATGGTTTCCCATATACAGCTCTGTTTTTGTTTCAATATAAGAACTCCGCGCAACAAGAGACATCATATTTAAAACTATTAGTAATATACATGTTTCTGTCTCATTAGTTCCATCACCCCATTTTTCATTTAGCGATTTTACAGCTTCAAATATTCGTGATTTATTTTGTGAGCCTTTTACTGTGTATGAATGGTTTTTATAATAATTATTTGTATCACCGGCTATTAATGTTTCATGGAACTCATCCTCTGGTGAAAAAGCATACGAATGACTACCATCATCTGCGCTTACAACAGATGTCTTTTTATAATAGTTTTCATAATACCCTGCAACTTGTTTTATTCCACGAGTATAGCCGGGCCTATTTCTTAATATACTAACAAAAATATCATCTAAGCAGTCAGTCCAATCACTGTCAGGAAAAATACCAGCCCAAACATCTCCTAATTTTCTATAAAAATTATCAATAAATGTGTGCTCTTTAAAAAATCCATTATTAGAATAATAAATATCAATAAAAGTATCTATAAATAATTCTAACATTGTTTTTATTTGTGTTATCTCATTGATCTCAAAACTTGTTTTTTGATTTTCAACAGTATTATCAAAAATATCCTCTAGGTACTCTTCATATCCCTTGTACTTGCCATGCTTTGATTCTCGTTTAAAAAAATTATATCCGCTATTTCTCTCTGGTGTTAATATATCTTTTACTTGTTTTGTCCACTCATCAAGATTTATTATATTTGGTTTTGTTTTTCTTGCATAAGAATGACCAAGCATAAAAAATAAAAACGCTATTCTTTCTCTTATATTAGAAAAATCATCCAATAAAGAAATCACAGTGTCAATTGAATAATCTAATTCACCATTAAAAAACGATACTAAATTATCTGATGCTGCGTCGTAATTGCCTTTTCTTACTGTTTTTGCAAGTGATCCAATTGATTTTCTTGTCATGTTATAAAGACCATTTGGAATGCCCCATCCAACCAAACCTGATTTCATAGATGTGTCAATTGTTGCCATGTTATAATGAAAATCAGGAATATGTTTTTTAATCTTGTCTTTTAAATTATATTGATTATTAGTTACGCTATAGTTCTCTATCCTGCTAAATGCTCCAGCAAAAAGCTCAGATGTACTAAATAACAATTCAACAGCCTGAAATGATGTGTCTGTATAATAGTCAAAATTTCTTCCAAGTGCCCTGTATTGCCAAAAAGTTGGCAGCTTTAAAAGTTTGTTTGATGAAACAAGCCTTCTTGTTCCTTGAGTATCATCAAATGATTCAAGCACTTCTGGTGTTTCATCACCAAAACTAACATTAAAAAGGCCGTGAAATTTTCTTTTAATAAACCTTCTGTTTCTTAAGAATGCATTTGCTCTTAAATCAACAATTTCTCCAGTGGGTGTATTTTTTCCTTCATCATCTAATAATGGTAAAAAATCTAAAATAGATATAATTTCTGGCGCAGGAACGTGATATATTTGAATTTTAGGTATTGGTACAAAATTATTTGGCTTAATTATTCCCATTTTATATTCCTTGCATGTAATGATATTTTGTTTTATCTACACTATTTTCTTCACCAAAATAAAATGAACCAATATATGTTTCAGTTAGTACTTGCATGTCTTTTTTTACAGGAACTATTGAATATAAAACATTTCCAGTATTTTCTCTTGTTATATTGTCTGTAAAATTAATTCTACGTGAGGGAGATAGTGCACTTATAAAATACATCTTGTCAATTGTTTGAACTTTCACTAAAAAACAATCTAAATCTGTAAGACCATGTGCACTGAATGATATGACGGGCCTCTTTCTAATTTCTATAATTTTTTCATTCTTAATTATTGGATCAGATTTTCTTTCAAAATAAATAGGATTACAATTTACTATTCCTGTTTTGCCATGTTCTATTATTTTTTCAAAGCGCTCTGCCATAGACCTGCCATAAACAAGCGTACTGTCAAAAATAGAGTATTGATTTAAAAACTTTTCATTAAAATTTAAATCAAAATTATTATTTAAATGTGCATCTGAAATAAAATCAGAGAACTTTCCTTTATTTTGAAACGTAAATTTTGATGTTGCTGAAATGTCTGCTATGATTTGCCTTATTGGCCGTGCAAATAGAGAGCTTGTATATGTGTAATTCCCAGAGTCTCTTAATCTATCCCTTATTACTATCTTACCGTCATTATTGACATCGCCAAAAAATCCAAGTATTTTTTCAGCGCCAGTATCAGTATTTGTTCTTACAACATGTGAAAGTAAAATATAGTCATAATTATTTATTAGTGATTCTAAGTCTGCATCAGTCATGCTTGGTGAATCATTAAAAAATGATGAATAAAGAATCGACGCATCAGACTTTTCAGACGCAGGAACAATAGTAATTGTAGCTCTTCCACTTGCATCTACAGAAACATCAGTTGTCATTGAAAATTTTTCAGATGGGAATATGTATTCAATTAATTTAGTTTTATTTGATTCATAGCGAAGTCCACCCTTTGAAAAATACACCAAGTAATATGAATAAGTTTGCCTATGAAGTGCAGTGTAATCTGCAAAATATGACGCATTTTGAACATTTTTTGCAATAGTTTCTTCAAAATTAGAAACCATATTTTTTCTTATTAATTCTGCATAAACTACATCTACATTATCAAATATAAACTGAACATTGACATAATCATCTTTTTGATTACAAACAATCGTAGGATGTTTTTTCATATTTATTTTTTCAAAATCACCAACTGCACAAGACGAATAAGATGTATTTTCATATAGGACATCTAATCCATGCCCCTGGACCCTATATATTGTTGGAAGTGAAGCTGGAAGCTTTACAATAGTACTTGAAGAATCTGATGCATTGAAAACGCCACATGTTTTAAAATTTCTAGATGTTGCGCTTTTTGATAAAACTTTTAATTTTTTAATTTTTTTATCTGGGTGTGAAATGTTTAAAACATGCTGCCCTGGTGCTTCACCGCCAGTTACTGTTGGAACTGTGCTTGGTGCAAGAAACTTTAATAATTTTTCCCTGCAGTCAATATCTCCTTCAGTATATGAGCGGGGCATATTGTTTTTTCCTGTCTCTGATAATACAAAATTTAAAGTTTCAACATTAAACCATACAGGAACAATAAATTGAGCGTTTAATGTTTTTAATCTTTTTCGTATTTTTCTTTTTACATGTGTTGTATCATCTTGATAGACATCATAAATAAATTCTGAATCTTTTAATGCAGAAATACCAGTAAGGCTGTTGTATGATGATGGTGCCACTTTTGTTATAGCTGCACTAATGGGGTCAATATTATTTTTAACTTTATCTCTTAATTGCTGTGTTACTAGCTCCTTGTCTATTCCTGCCAATTTTGTTGATTGCGAATTATGTGCAAAAGAAGATTGTGTGTCTTCAAAATTCATATTATTAGGAAAAGCTTTTGTAACATCAAATGAAAGTTTTCTTTTGAATGGATAGGCGGGCCATTGAGATTCACCAAAAATATCAACAGCTACTTCAATTATATTGTCTCTGAACATTTTTCTTGCGTCTACATGAATTCTAACATTATAAACTGTGTAGTATTTTGCTTTTTTAATAATAAAAATATCATCATCATTTATTTTAAAATAAGCTTTTCTTAGCTTATGCGAAACTATCATTGCCATTATTTATTCTCCATCAAAAGAGTAAACATGTTAATAAATGTTGGCTGATTGTATTTATCAATCATTACCTTCCCAACAAACACAACATAGTATGATCTTTTCCCAATTTTTATATTGCCGTAATCAATTGTGTCTAATTTTGTTATTTTTTTATCATTCTCATTTGTTTCAAATATTTGAATAAATGAATTATTTGACCTTGATATGTTCCTTAAACTAATAGTTAGTGTTTGAGATTTTCTTAGCTCTCTGTATAGTTGCCTGTCTAAAATCCTTTTACCATTTGGCGTATCATTATAGTCTACATAGCTGCCATTTCTTGTTTTATCATTATTATTTATTGGTGGTAAAAATTGAAAATTATCAACATGTGCAAGTTTTTCATCTAAAATAAATGCACTTGACTCCTCTAATGTTCCAGTGCTTTTTCCAGATGAAAATGAAGTTGAATCAGAAATTGTAAAGTGATCTTTTCTAATATTTCTTATATAAAACCCTTCTTTTGTTCTTGATTTTCTTATTAAGTTACCATCGTTAGTTGTTATAATATTTAAATCATAAAAACTTTCAAGTGATGCATCCGTTAATGATGTAACAGCGCTTGAGAATGCCTCTGCAGTTATCACAACAGACGGTGCTGCTGTTCCATCACCAGACAACAGTAAAGAACCTTCTGGTGTCATACTTGTTTTTCCACCCTGAAACGCTAACATATTTCCGCTATCGTCAGTTTCAAATACAATATTGTCTTGATATCTATTCGCTGCCTCAAAAGATAAGCGAATGGTTGCATCTGAAGAGCCGGATAATATATCACCTTCATAAAATGCAGTGCCATCTGTAAATGACGCATACTTAATTTGAAATTGACCTGAAGCCAGTTGTCGTTTCCCTTCTTGGGTGACAATTGTATCCATAACTCGTTTTTTATTATCTAATATTCCGGCCATTTTAATCTCAACATATATTAAATATTGTTTTTAGCTAATTCTAAGATTAGTTTTTTTAACTCATCAATTTGTGATTGCTGATGGTTTATTATAGCCTGCTGCTCTTTAATTGCACTGATTATTATTGCATTCCACGCTGGGCTTGTGGTTTTTAACTGCAACATATCTGTGCTACTATCTTTTAATATCAGCTCTGGATATGCTTCTTTAATATTTTGAGCTATAAAACCCGTCTCTCTTTTTCCAGTTTCATTTAATTCAAATGTTACAGGTGTTATATTTTTTATTACGTCTTGCATGTTCTCCAAATATATGATATTGCTTTTTAGTCTAATGTCTGAAAATTTTCCTATTTCGCCTGATAGTTGTATATTGCCATCAGCTATAATATCACCATTGACATGAATATCACTTTTTGTTTGTGTCGTGCCAATAATAACATCATGTGGAATACTTACAGCTTTAATATTTCCTTTAATATCTTTAATTGGAATATATTTTGACTCATTTATTTTTTTTCTTGGGAGCTTAATTTTATTTGACAGTCTTGTTTTTTTCTTTGTTACATCAGGTATTTCAGCTGGGTCACCCTTTAAATCAACAATAAAATCAGCCTCTGTTTTAGAATCTGAATGCCCTTTTACAGACTTCCATATTGAAAAAGCAGAATCACCGTCTAAACCGTCTGACCCAGGGAGACCTATGACACCTTGGATGCCCTGAATACCCTGGTCACCTTTCAATGAATCTAATTGTGATGCTGTAAAATCACCGAACGTAAAAGCGTCGCCTTTATCGCCCTGTAATCCTTGAATACCCTGGATACCTACATCTCCTTGCAATCCTTGAATACCCTGAATACCTGCATCGCCCTGTAATCCTTGGATGCCCTGTAATCCTTGGATGCCCTGAATACCCTGGTCACCTTTTAATGAATCTAATTGTGAAGCTGTAAAATCACTGAATGTGAATGCATCACCTTTGTCGCCTTTTACACCTTGTGGACCTTGAGGACCTGCTGAAATTGCAGCAACATCGGCAGCTAGCGTTGCAATTGCCGCTGTGTTACTGTCTGCTGTTGCCTGCGCAGTGTCTGCTTTTGTTACTGCGGTTGAGGCAAGATTATTTGCTGAAGTTGCAAGATTGTTTGCCTGTTGTGCCGTTACTGCCATTTTTTTACTCCACTGAATCTAAGTCATAAGACCTGTTATGCGGCATACCATCATCAATAAATGGCATTGAAGAAGTTGCATGATTATCAACATTAGATGATGACAGCGTGCTTAGTGGACTAGCCCTGGTCTCCGTATTTGGTTCAACAAACTTTACAGATACCGGGCCACGTGAGACATATGTTTGGTGTGGTAACATGGCAAATTTAAATCTTGACTGATCTGTTCTTTTGCCAGCTTTTTTATAAAATCTACTATATGTTCTTTGTTCAAGCATATCTCTAAACTGTCCGTAATGTTGGTGCCTAAATACCGCTGATGTCTTTATTGGTGATATGTTTCTAACGCCATATGAAAAATAATTGACTGCATCATCGTTATATGGAATTTCAGGATTAAAACCAAAATAAAATTTTGGACCACCCCTCTGTATCACTTCAAACTCACCAATGCCGCTTGAGTCACGTTTATCTTTGTCTTCACTGATTAATGTTGAAACTCCGCCCATAAACATAAATTTCTTTAATTCTTGTCCACTAATTGTTGATACCCTTGGGCCTATTTTTAATGCGTCAAAGTATTGTGTAGTACCATCAAACATATCGAAGGCTGCACGATAAAAATGGCGCATTGCTGTAGTTGGATCACCATTTGAATCTGTAGGCTCGGTCACCAGCTCTGGGTTACCGGAATCCTCGATAGAATTATAATTGTGATCATAATATGCACTCGCATGCCTTGTTAAAAGTGAACCGCCGGTTGACCATTCTGAACGTTTTGTTGAATTATCAATTGAAAATGGATACAATGCTAATGATGATGTCATAAAATTGACATGGTAATTATACCTTACCCAAGAAGCATTTTGATCCATATAACCCGTCGGGTATTCTGCCAAATCAAACTTGTTTGGATGGTTAACCTCTTCATAGTCTGGATGAACCCACAATTGACTTGCATACGGGTCAATTTTCGTATAATTAGGTTTATCAGTTACAACTGTGAAATCGCCGGTGAGTGTGAAGGTCCACACAATGAGCAGAAACGTACCTTCATCAGGAACTTGAGTCTGTTTTGCATTCCACAGCTGCCATGTCCTAAGCTGCTGTCCATCTAAGTCGTAGTCGAGTGTTCCGTCGCCGTCCAGGTCTACCATGAGGTCGCCGGTTGTAACAGACGAAAATGACGACTCATTTGCTGCAAGTAGTACTTTATGTGCTCCAGAAGGTATTCCTGACAATGATGTAATTAACGCTGAATCATCAGTTGGATCAAGGTTGGAAACTTTTCGTAGTCCTAACTCTGCAAACAGTTGCTCCATTGAAGGCAATAGTGTGTCATAGAAACGTTCATTTTCATCAATTGTTCTAACACCACGAAGAAGAGACCATTCAGTGACGTCGTCATCAAGTGAAGCGTTGTTTCTCACATACCTTCTGAACGCTGAGGTTTCGTTTGTGTTGAACATATTGCCGCTTACATACTCATTAAGCATTGATCCAGAATACAATAATCCAGGTTCTATTTCAAACTGATCTAATACAGGATCACTATTCATTGCCTCATGAATTGAAAACGATGTAAGATCTTGGTTTCTTGTCTCATGATATTCTTTGTTTTCGCTTATCAGTGATCCGTACATTGTCATTGATGCTTTTTCATCTTTTATTGTCACGTATGATGATGATATATAAGCACAATGATAATCACCATTTGCTGAATCTGGGTGGCCTTCTTCTTCATTCTGCCAGGGCATGGAAGGAGAATATTCTACGCCAAGAACTAAACTATCACCTGGTAATAAAACATATGGGGCAATTGTAGATGTCTCTTTTGATGTTTTTGATGATGGGCTTAGTTGCTCAACGAACGCTGTGGTAGTGGGATCATATTTTTTCCATGAAATTCTAACCGGCTCACTGTTTCCAGCACCTGTCTTTGACTTAACAAACCTATTTGGAAATTGTGCTTTCATAGCTGGAACGCTATCATATCGAGATTCTCGAAGACAGCCCCCTCCTGATTTATCTGAGTACACAAAACAGTCTTCTTCATCATGACCTTTTTCTCTTACTCCTGCGAACCATTTATGATAAAAAGATTTAAGTTTAATAGCTGGACCAGTTGACAAACCACCTGCAGCAAGTGTCTGCGCTGCTGGGTATTTATTTCTTGACTTAAATGCATTTTGAGATATTGCTGGAATCATTTCAATTTTTACATCTACTTCTTCGTGAAACTCAACAACATCTGTTTGACCAGGTTCTCTTACCTGAGGATTAGTAGCTGACCAATCGTATTCAAATGATGGAGAATGATAAAGTTCAATTGTACGCTCGACAGAGCTTGGTGCACCAGATATTGTGCTATATTCTGATGTTGTGTCTGGTGACCAAGATATATTTCTTTGCCAAAATGCTGCCGAACCAGATGCTATTAATGTACGAATGCTGCCACTTGCAACTTCTTTATACTTTTCAGAGTCTATTAGTGATGATATTTCATGACCAACATTTGAACGTTGATGATATAAAAAGAAAGTAAGACTATCAATTGTCTTTGTACATGAGTGCATGTTTCTTTTGTCATATGTATTAGAATAAATAACTGGAACATTTAGCGTTATTTTCTCAAGTAAAAATGGAGAAGATATTGGTAATGTTATTTCCTGCGCTTGTTTTGCAAAATATCTTACATTGTTTGGTGCGTCATGAGACATTGTAGGTGATGCAAAAAACTTTGCGTCTGAGTACTGTTCAATATCTACATCATGGCTTACTCTTAAATTATTTGCAGGTATGAACTGAACTGGGTTATGCACTAATCCTGTATAAAGTGTATCAGGGCCCATATTTCTAACAACTATCTCGTGTTCAGGAACAAATGCAGCTTCTGTTGTATAGTCAATAACACCTACATCTTCCCATATTCTATCACATATTGTAAAATAAGCAAAACCTGAGTGAGGTCCCGTAGTTCCATGTCTGGCGTGAGGGTCTGCATCAACATCCATGTCTAGGAATGTTTGCGGGCATCTTGCAAGTATATGTGACTCTGCAGGTGTGATGTCAACCATAAATGATGTTTTACTTTTAAGCGGTGAAGTAAATCCAGGATATATATCCTCTGCTGTTCCTGTCATATAAAATGCTGCATCTGTTAACACGTTTAAATTATCAGTAAATGCAGATATATCTTCACCAGGTGTATATATATCAAACGTTTCATCACCTATGCCCTTTAGCACTCTGCCCTGTGCGATTATATCTGAATTGTGTCGTTTTGGTGGAGATGCTGGGCCATCATGTGTATCGTATGCTATAGTTAAAGGCATTAATTTGGCATCGTTTTCTTCAAGCATTTGTGAATAATGAACTGTGTTATTAAGGTTTGATGTCCATTTACAGCCGTTAAGATATATAGCTTTTATATCGTCTGCATCAAGAATTGTATCCCAAACTGCAAAATTTGAAATGTGACCCTTAAATCTTCTGTCGCCTGCTTTTCTATTTCCGATAAGGCAATCATTGCCATGTATCTTTAATGTATTTGCTGGCGCTAATCCCGCAGATAGAGAGCACTCATTACCATTGATATAAATAGTAGGTTCAGTACCCGTGTCTACATTAAATGTTATAGCAATATGTGACCAAGTATTTAATTGCAGTATTTCAGTGGATGTATAATGCCCAAGAGGATTACTTGCATTGAACCATCTAAAAAATAATTTACCACTAACGAGTGGAAGTAGCGCAATATCAAAATTTCCAAATTCAAAAATCCTTGCGAATTGTGATCTTGGATCTGGCTCATCATCATTAAAACAAACTGGCCCATAGTCTTCTGGTTTAACCCAAATGGATAGCGTTACATCAAATGTTGCCCTATTAGATCCAATTAATTTATTCCACCCATATGCAGATCCAATATTAATACGTGAATAGGTTTTGTCGAGATGTAAAGATTGCGCTTTACCGTGCAACTGATCAAATGGTGACTCTTGCGAAGTGTATACGCCGAAACCAACTTTTGCCCTTAATCTACCATGTATTGATGTTTCATCTGATGTTGGTGTTATTGCATGTGTAGGTGAAATTGCATGCAATCTTTTGCCAGGTGTGACCATATTTGTATTTAGATAAGTGTCATTTGATGAAAGCGGAACATGAACTAATAGTTTATTGCTTTTGTCATAATCATAACTATTTGTAAATTCACTTGTGCCAGCGTTATACGTAAAATCATAAGATAAATCACCTGGAGATATATCTTGGTACCTATTAAATTTTACAGTGTTTAAATCATCGAAAGAAACCCTAAATGTTCCCCTTCTGTCAATGTCACCAGTTCTTAATATTGTTGGATACTCACCTCTTCTGTTTGATCGCATATTTGAATAAACGCGAGGGGGTGTTGTAAGCTTCTCCGTTAATATCTCTGTCTTCATGTGAGGAAGTGAAGTGTCACCACCACATAAAAACTGCAGCATGATAATAGCTTCATTAATTGCTTCATTTGCCTCTGCTACAGCATCATTAGCTTCATCATGTGATTGATCTGAGTCATCTTGATTTTCTTGCGTAGACGTAGTTATTTTTTCTTCATTGTCAATATTTATTTTTATATTTAATGTGTCATCTATGTCTGTCTGTATAGTTGAGCTTGAAACGCCCAAATAATCTATAGTTGGATAAACTGCATCTATTGCGCCATGAGTTGTTGATAGTGTCCCCTGTTGTGGGATTGGATCGTTCGCCATTTTATTGTCAGTCCTAAATTATTCGATTAAGTTGCCAGCGTCAACTACATATTCAACAGCTTGATCCCACTCTGTGCTGAGATCTTGTGTATGTGTTGGCGGTGATGTGAAACAACCATCACCATCAGTCGCAGAGTACCATACATTGCCATGTGCATGACCATAAAGAATTTCAATCTCTATAAATCTGTAATCAATATTTTCTTTCTCTGTCTCAGCTGCAGCTTTTGCTGTCTGAGCAAGCGCTACACAATTATCAATCGCTGCTTTTGAAGAAATAGCTTCTGCATCGACAGCAGCTTCAATATTGGCAACCTCTGCATATAAATCATTTTTATATGAAAGTGTTGTCGCCAAATGAGCCTCTGCTTCTGTCAGTTTAGTTTGCGCCAACTCAATTAAAAGTGTTAATTCTTCTGCTGTGGTATCTGCAAAAGAAATGCCACTTAACATATTTTTTATTTGTGTTGAAGCAGTAATTGCAGCTGAAGACGCTGTATTTTGATCTGATAAAATTGAGGATAATGTAGATAGCGCATCATTATTTATTGTTGAAACAGAAGATTGAAATGTTGTAAAAATTGTTGAAGCATTTGCAAGCTCTCCCTCAGCAACGATTTTTTTTGATTCTATTGCATTTAATGATCCTGACATTATTGCAAGAACTCCCGCGGCTTCAACGTCTGCTTTTTCGACATAATTGTTTAGATCAATTAAAATAGGTGAACCACAAGGGAAGTCAGTAATATCATTACCACCCAAGTCAACAGGTTGAAGTGATGTTTCGTTTCCATCTAAGTCTGCTGTCGTAGGTATCGCTGTTGGGTCAGGCATGTTAAAAACCTCCTATAATATAATTAAAACTAAATATAATTATACACTTTTTATTTTCTAGTTAAACCACCGAACGCCAAAGAATCTGTACCTGTAACAGCTGCACCGCTATAAACAAATCCCGCAGGCGCAGATTTTATTAAATGATTATATCTTTGCTTGTCTTTTACATGTTCTATTGTTACGGTTGTACCTAAGCGTAATGTTCCAACCGCGATTTCATCAGGCAGTGCCAAAACTGCAGCTGGGCTGAGTTCATTGTCATTAAACACAACCTCTGTATTTCTTGTGTCAGAGATATATCCCGGTGAGTGAACAAGAATTCCAGATGATTCAATTTCCATCCCTATTTCATCTGAGTCATAGAACGGACTGTAGTTTATCATTGCACCTGTCACTGAATCTTGTTTGATATTTTCTTTCAATTTTATATCACTTGTTACCAATTCATCACCGAGAAGTGGATTATTATTTCCACCCATTACTGATCCACGTATATCATGGGCATGAAAGGGAGCATCTATAGAATTATTTGTGATCGCACGCCGTATTACAAGGGGCTCAATAACTCCGTCAAACACAGATGGATCTGTAAGGTTTTCTGAATATACAACTGGATACTGCATGGTATCTTCATTATTTATTATTTTTATATCATCAGTCTCGTTCCATACAAATGGCTTAAATTTACCCTCTATATCATTAAATGCAATGCCATCTACATGAGCCTTAGGTTGACCGAATTCTCTCTGTTCAACAAAATGATCCGGGTGACCGTTCCTTCTCTGTTGGCCAGATGATAACTTAAAAATCAGTGAAGAATACTTATGCTTATTCGTTAAAATTGATACACCTTGGCGATATTCGTCAATTGATGAAGTGTCCATTTTATTTGACAAACCAGATGACGAGTCATAAATTGCAATTATCTCTGTTTCATCTAAGTGCGTTGACCACATTGCGAATTCTGTAATCATTCCTGAAAGGTCGCCGACCGGACCAAGACCTATACTCATGTTTGATGTTTTTGCAGCTAGTGATGCCCAAGAAGATGAGACTGTAACGTCTGTGTTATTATCTTTTTTTGCATTAATGTATAACTTAACAGTTGATGAATCAAGTGACGAAGTAAAATCTGCAGACGAATTTAAAGTAATATGAGTCCATGTTTTTGGCAAAATCACTTTAGACGATTTTATATTTATTAGCTCTGTCCCTGAATCCTGTATTTCAAACTCAATATTACCATCAGAATTTAAAATAAGTGAAAAATCTGAACCTTTGTATACAAGTGTCTGATCTTTAATTTCATCAAAATATACCCAAAGCGTAATTGAAAAAATCCCGCCGTAGCTTGCTGGACTAAAAATTGCTGTTCCGGGGGCGAAAAGAAAACCGTTTGAGCCTCCGTCGACTATAATTGAGTGTGGCGCTTGTGAGAAAGTATACCCTGGTCGCGGAACAAATGGACTTGCATTAGAAATTTCTTCAGAAGTAGGTGCCATGATGACACTAAATGAAGTTCCTGACACTGCGTCAAATGGACCAGCAGGTAATTCATTGACCCTAACAAACGTTAATAGCGACGATGATGATTTATAGTCATGTCCGGTTATTGAATGAAAATTCTTTGACAGATCATATAATTCAGCTTCTTTCTTTTTCCTTGGTGTGTTTGGAAAATTTACTGTAACAGATGTTCCTGATGCACTGTTTCTATTCCTAAACATCACGTTATCTGAAAAGGGTGTTAATTCACCTGAATCTTGTTTTTTATCAAATGCCATATCGTATTCCTAAAACTTCTTTATTGTACCTACAATTTGTGATAAAAATAAATTACCACGTGAATTATCTCGCTCTGTTGATTGCATATAAATATCATCATATGAATACTTAAAGCGATGCCTCTCTAGAAGATGCGATTCAATAATAAAGTTTGTGCCCATATAGTTTGTTTTTCTTGGTATTAGCTGCACTATTATTTTAGTGAAAGTATCATTAAACCATTTAAATAATTCAAAATATGCATCAAGACTTATTTTATCTGTAAGCCTATTAAAATAGACGTCTTGTAGTTTTTCTAAATCCCTATATGAATCCGCAAAAACATTATTTGGAGCGCCAAGAATATCATTAATAATGTCTAGCGAAGAAAACATTTTTACTATATCTTCATTTAATGCGTCTATTGATGAAAACTCAATTGAAAATCTTGGATCATCAAAAAATTCACCGCGCTTTGTAAGCTCATGCATGAGGCCCTGAACAGCATTCATTGATGCATCTGCATTGTACTCTTTTTCAAGGCCTCGTGCACGTATTTTATTTGTTACTTGTAGCATATCAAATTTAGATGAAATAATACCAAAGTGAAAAGATTCTGGCTTAATTATTTGCGCATCAGCCTCAAAACCAGTACACTGTAAATGGTGCTCGTTTTGTGAATAATCAAAAATTTCTAATTCACCTGAACTGTTTGAACCTGTTGTTGATTGATCAGTTGACGTATCTACTCTAAGCCTACTAAATGAACCTGGTGTGACTGTATTGAAGTTAAAATTCTCAAATGGTGATGCAACGCCTAACGAAGTATAATTTCTTGCATGTTCTTTCCATTCATGGTCAGAAAATGCTTTTGACCACATTCTTAAATGGCCTACTTTTCCTGCAAATTGTGATGTCCTTGCCTCGTCTGGTATTGCTTCATTATTTAAAAATTTATATGTAGGCGTTGAACCTACTGTGAAAGCTTGCCTGCCTATTGTAAAAAAAGCACCATTTTTATTATGAAAATCAGTTGATGTTCCAAAAATATCTGTCCCGTCAGTTTGTTCGTCAAAAAATGATGATGTTGAATAAAACTCTTTTATTTCACCAAATATTTGCCTTGCACATTTAATATAATAAGATGATGATTGAATACTATCTATTTCAGAAAAATGATGACGACCAATTGCAATGTTCCATTTTTGGCCATCAAAAATATTTGCGCCAGTTAAAACAAGCTCAACCACATCATTTTCACTTGAAATATCTTTTGAATTGGGTGCAAAATAACATTTCAATACATGCTCATCTGGTGACATTGAAGAAGACAGCGCAACAATATTCGCAACAACACTTCCCGTGTCAGATGGTGTCGCATCACCATCGACCATCACACGCATTAAACTTTGAGCCTCTGGGTAATCTCTTCCTTTTGGAAAACTATATATTCCCTCAAATGTAAATGAACCTGATGTATACAATCCATCAGATCTGTCATCTGACTTTCCTGTTGACATATCACCCCTGGGCGAAGGCAATCCTGGCTCAACCCTTGAGCCCGATAAATAGTCAGACTTTATAAATGGAATATTAGTATATGAACCATCATGTGGCGGAGATGCTGGCAAAACAGGTGTTACGTCAGCAAGTGTACCAGACATATCTAGCATTGTTGACACTTCTGTCTTCTGTTGCCTAGAGTAAACTATATCTTTTTTAACATTTCCACCATATTCACGTATTCTAAGCAATGAGTCAGAATCAATACCAGCACTTCTGAGCAATGACTCAATACTGCTTATTGTACCTTTCGACTTATATATGTCATTAATATTTACTAAAATTCTTTTCCAAAGCTGCGACTGAATATAATGCAACGACATCTCTGAATTTGACACAGTTTTTCCAATATCGCTTCCATTAATATATTGGTCAAGCGTAGCGTTTTCAAAAAATGGAGGGAGATCAAACCCATAATAATCTGCCAAGAACGGCATAAATGTTGTTAATGCAGATTCTTCATCATCGTAGCGTGCATGAATAAGATTAGAAAAATGATCTAATACTATTTTTAATTCATCAAAAAACTTGCCCCACATTAGCAATATTGCAGTCATCATCTGTGCGGAACCTAATTTTCCTTCACCAGGAACATTTGAACCAGAGTATGCTTCATCTAACGTTCCAAATCCTTTTTCATCAGATTTTACAATATTCATTCCCTCTAAAAAATAATGCGGCGGAATTAACCTTGTTATTAAATTTGGATTGTTTTCATCATATATGCTTGCAGACGCAAGAAGTTCAGAGTTTAAAGTTGATAGTGATGTTATCTGTGGAAAAAGAACAGGTGTGATTGATGTGTCTTCAATTTCAATTGGATGACCTGGCAAAGAACTGGTCATTCTAAGCGATGGTGAAAAATTATTAATAAAACTATGCAATGAATTTCCTGAACTGTCTAGCGCAACAGCAGGTGTATTTGCAGGTGTTTCATTATCATATGGCTCATTAAATTTAAGGTAAAGTTGTAAGTCATCATTTGCAAAAATTGTTTTTTTGCCAAAATATTCAAGGTCCTCAATTGTTCTTGCAGAATGAAAAAATCTAAACTCATCAATATATCCATTAAATGTTTCTCTTGGTTCAAATTCATCAATGCCATTTAATATTGTAGAAGTTCCCGATGCAATGAGAAATTTTTCACTTATTGGATTAATTTCAATCATCTCTAAGTAATCAGTTGATTCTGCTAGGAGCTCTAAATTGTTGTATATCTTTATTGAGTTTCCAGAAAATGTTCTATCAAAAACAGCACAAACGTGATTAAATTGGCCCTTCGTGAATGGAATTTCTTCATATGCAACCATAGACCCTGATGCGACAATAAACTGAAGTTGACACTCTGTTGTTGACGAAGACTGTGATAATACAAGTGAAAAACCTATATTATTTGATTCAATTTTTTGGCAAATAACTTGGTTATCATTTGCTTGCTCGGGAGAAAATATGTGTGCCTCAATGGAAAAAGGATTCGTTCCTGGGTTTAAAATTCTTTCACCTTTTGCGCTTCCATCAACTACAACCTCGTCTGAACCCTGAAGGTCGTTTATTTCTAAAAATGCTGGCTGTGAAACTGAATTATCAAATATTAAATAGCCTGTATTTTTTGGAAATGAATCAAAAACATAGCGCTCAAAACCTGTGAGTTTTACCATGAACTCACTAATATCTTTTCTTGTTCCATCAAATGGAAACTTATTAATAATTGTATCAAATGCAGTATTTACATTTGCTTCTGCTGAGTTAAAAAATGTATGATTTTCAAATTTTGACCAATCAAGACTTAATTGTTGGGTTGAGTTTATCATTCCAAAAAAATAATTCTTATATTCTTCATCAGAGCCAGTAAACTCAGATTCATTCACCTCTTTTGCTGTTGAAAACCCAGATAATTTATCAATATTATATTTAGAAAATAATGATGGTGATTTTTTTGTACCAAATGCCATTATACAACCTTAAAGATGTTATCTTTTCCAATTGTGTATCTCAGTGAACCAGTGTCTTCATATAATCTAAATTTAATCTCATATGAATAACCTTTGACAAGCCCAGAAGTATCAAGAACCATATACATTTCATCTTCATCATATGATACAGCAGTTGCATCTTCATCAAATGGTATAATTACATCATCTGAATTTGCATCAAAAATTGAATAGCATAGTTTACCCTCAACATCCTGCCCCGAGCCCACGATTACACCAGTGTTTGCAATTGGAAGCTTTGTTGCTTCGACAGAGTTATAGTTTCTGTTTTCAACAAAAACATGTAACCTTACTTTATCACCCTCAGAATATTGCTTGTTTAAATTTAATATTGTTGCTTGATAGTTTGTGTATTCAACTTCTGTTGGATCTGCTGTGTCATATTCAGGGGTATCATACTTTATAATTAATCTTGGTGTCTTGTTTTTATCGTTTGAATGCCTTGATACAAAACGTTTTACAAAACGTGTTTTATTATCCTGCTCCTCTGATTGAATATAAGATATTCTAAATCCATGATTTGATGTAATTGTGCCATCTAGCATAGCTGTCACTGCATCAGTTACATCAACTGATAAATCTTCAGTTCCTGTTTCAAATTCCTGCGTCGCACCATATGTTGCAATATCTAAAATATCTGCCTCAGAAGCAATATTAAAAATAAGATAATCATCTCCTGATGTTGGTGTTATTGTTGTATGAGTTCCCCATGTTGTGGTTGTTCCATCAGAATATGATGCAGTTACAAAATTACATACATCAAGATCGTTGAACGACTCTACATCCCTGCCTGCACCCTCGTCAAATGCAACAGCTAATGGAACTGCAAGCAGTGAAAAATTTGAAGGTGTTGTCTGGCCACCATATACATCATACATTTTAAGAGTAGCTGAAAATCCATCCTTTTCTTCAATGCCAGAGTCTAAATCTGATAAATCAAATTTAACAAGGCCCCTTGATAGCTCTACTGGAATACTTTCGCCGTCTTCTTCATGAAGTAAATCTGTTTCAGTGTCATCTATGTAAGTTTTTGGATGACCTGAAAATGTTGACTCGTCATAGAGCTTAAAAATATCTATTGTAGAAGCATTTCCCATATTTGCATCGATTGCACGGGCAGATGTGCTTATTACTTTATTTGTTATATACGCATCAGCAGATGCTGTTAATATTTTATACATTATTTCACATGTCCTATTATATCGCTATTTGGATTAAGCAATTCAAAAATAGAGCCAACAGGTCCTACGATAAAATTGTTTTTTGTATTTGTTTCAACGTCAAATGATGTTTGAGAATAATCACCACCAAATTTATTTGTAATAGTAAGATCAAGTAATGAAACCACACCAGGAGAATTTAAAATAATATTATAAACTTCTGACTTATTTATGGGCTGATCAATTTGCCATTTCTTAATATCAAAATATGAAATTATACTAGAATTTATTTGCTTGATTATTATATTTTTATGTAATACTCCGTCTGATACAATTTCATAGTCAACACCAATATTAATTACAAATGCGTCCATTATATCAACGGCATCAGATATTAGTCTAAATTGATTTAAATATGTTTCAAGATTCTTTTTAAGATTATCTGAAGAGTGTGTTAATTTTTTAGATTTATTTCTACTTATTATGAATAATTGTGTAGCCAGTGGGTTTGCTGAATTCTTTGTAATTCCTGCACGATATACCCTTCCAAAGTTTGACGGCATTGTATACACCCTAGAAAGTAAATCATTTTTTGTTACTATTCTATTCTGTGAGTTCATATGGCCTCTGTATTCATATCTCATTTGGCTTAGTGATGGTTTGTCTTCTCCACCTACAGCAGCTTCATCATTTAAAACGTTTAGAGATGTTTTTATAGCTAAGTTTGCAGAATAGTTAGAATTACGATTATATTCAATAAAAAGTTTTTCAATTGTTTTAATGTTTTTTGGTCTAACATTGTGCCTTAGTCCACCGCCAAACCTGTATTTAATAAACAACGTAGTATCATGGGGCGCCATTCCAAGGGTTGATGTAGAAAGCATGTTAGATGGATCAATTGAGATTTTTGGAAAATTTGATTTGCCGTATAGGGGCATTGAAAATTCACTTGGATCGGGAATAAAGTCGTTATCTAATGATGAAGCATTTCCTGATCCAAATGTCAGTGTGGTAAAACCCGTCTCTCTACTTAGTTCTCTTGTAAACCTATAAGGTGCAGGCATTATTTCAAGGTTTGCGCTTACAACATCGTAATCATAATCCTTATTTTGAACCTCTTTAAAAACAACATCTTGTGATAGGTACTCAACCTCATAGTACTCGTTTCCGCTTGAGTCAACAACAGAAACAATTTCATTTATATCTTGTTCTGCTATTAATATTCGTTTAAACTGCTTAAACGGCCCAGCAGCTATTGTTTTAACTTTTGTTTCTCCTGAAACGCATAAGCCTGTCATTTTCATTATCATTGTTATTGGAATACCATCACCATTCATTTCACCAACAACAAAATCAGCTTTCCATTCATCATTTATCTTTTTGGAAAAGTCAAGATCATCCATAAGTTCAAAAATAATATCAGTGTTTGATTTCAATTGGGTTCCTGTTTGAATTATTGGCAAATAATCTTCATCAGGGACATAATTGTCGTTTATATCTTTTATAGCTGGAACTTCAATGTAAAATGAAACATAAACAATGGCGGGTGCCGCCGCTCTTAGTTTAACCCCTGCAGACTGCAATAGTTTTTCAACATTTTTCGTTTCTACAGCTGTATCTATGTTTAATTCACCAAATTGATGATCTAAATAAAATGACATTGTATCACCAACTGATGCTGCCATGTCTAATAATAGGCCACCAACTGATGCATCTGAAAAATCCCTTATTTGGTCTGAGAAATAAATGGTTGCGTACCTAATTAGATCGCCTCTCATTGCATCAAAATCACGCCCAAAAAAACTGCGCATTCTTTTCTTTGATATTCCATCAACTATTTTTTTTGACATATTTAATTCCTATTTAACTAATTGGCTGTAATTCAACTTCTAATTTTTTATTTGACACTGCAGCTGTTGGTACGCTGTATGTAATTAATATTAAAGTAGCAGCAACACCTGTCACTTCATCAATCTTACCAACCCTTGACTCGAAATCACCTAACTCTATATATGGCATAAAATTCTTGACAGATGTTGCTATTCTTTTCATTGCAGCTTCATCAAAATCTTCCTGCGATAATTTTTCAGATAATAGCGGCCTAATATTTGCACCAAAATTATAATTACCTAATCGTTCACCTAAATTAGTAAATATAAGATTTTTTAGGTTATCATGAATTTGTCCACGCATATCTGTAGACATTTCAAATAGCTCACCATCACCTTTTCGCACAGGCGTTTTTATCCCATATGGAAGTTCGAAAGTCCGAGACGATTTAAATTTCTCTGAGTCTTGTGTTTCTCCAACACTTTTAAAACTAATAGCAGACATAAAATAAAACCCTTTATTAAATATAATGCATAAAAAATATTATGTTATTAAATTATGCCTGTTCCATCATAGGTAAAATATTTATTATTCAACTTTTATTATTTCACTAAGATTTTCTTCTGCTTGCAATTTTGCTTGAAACTCTGTTAGCGCTGTTAATATTTTTGGTGATAAAATCCCAGGACCTACACCAGTTGCAACAAATTGAGGTGCATTTGTAATCATTTCAGAAACTACTGCAAGTATCATTTCATTTAACGTATTTCCTATTACAGCTTTTTCTACACTAGCATCAGACGCGCCAATTCTAATTTGACCGTCTTCTGCGCATTGAATTTGTATATTACCGTTTTCATCCATGACAATACTTGATCCAGATTCATGAACTATTCTAACAGTCCCCTCTGCACGACCTATCATTAATTGATTTGTAGATTTTGATACAATTGCTGGTAATATTTTTTCTTCTGAACCTGTTTTCATTGAATATGACGTGTTAAGCGGCAAGTCTTCGTCAAGGCTTTTTACATCTATTTTAAATTTATCGTCGATGTCTGAATTCATTGTCACAACTATTCTTGAAGAATCATTTACGTAATCGTAAACACCCTCTTGCATGTTTTGTTTTCCAGATTGCTTATCGGTTTCTTGAAAATTTCTTGCATTTGACGCGATAGGGTTTGGTTTTGTAGAATCATCCATTCCTCGTCCGGCAACAATATTTATAGTGCCTATATGCTCTTTTTTACCAGTAGTTGAATCAGTACCCAATTCAATTAGAGTATTGTTTGAGCCTTGCAATGAAAAATCTGCAGGTTTTGTTTTATGTCTTGGAATTGCCTCACCTTTAAAATGCGCAAATGAATCAGTTCTAGATATATCTAATGCTGTTGTAAATTTTGGAGATGGCTTTTCTGAAACAGGTGGAAATGAAAAAGATTTCGGACTTGATTCCTTTGGAGGATTCCCCTTAAATTTGTCAACGGTTTCTGTTTTTCCTTTGTCAGGTGTAATTGTTCTATTTCTTAAGTTTGCTGTATAATTTGCATCTTCATACTTTGATACAGAGTGCTTTCTTGACAAATAAAAACATTGACCTGCTTCATCTTGCATACACCATGCAACTTCGCCTGCCTTTATTGGATATGAAATATGTGATGAAAAAAATGGTAAAACAACCTTAATTAATTCACCCTCTGGTTTTCCGTCGGCTAACTTAACGGCAAGGATAGATCCTGCCGGCATTTTTTCTAATGCGTCTGGGAACTCCATAAGTGGCTTAAAATTATTTAAAGTTGATAACTTTACTGTACTTGGATCCGTAATAACGTCAATAACATACATAGAAAAAAACGCAGAAGGGCTTTTTTCGTTTGTTTCTGTTTGTTTTCCTAACGTTTTGGATTTTCTTGCAAAATCAGTCATAGCTTATTCCATTATTGTATTATAAATATCATCTGGATTAATCTGTGCACCCTGTTCCTCTGCTTTTGATATTAACTCTGCAAGTTTTAAAATTTGATCATTTGATTTACCCATTCTCTCTAAGTATTTTGAAGCTATTGAACCTGCAACTGAATGCTGGGCAGCGCCGGAAAGATCTTTAAATAAATCTGCAAATAAAAATGATGCACATTCACGATCATTTAATGCATTCTCATATATCTCTTTCCAAAGGAACTTTCTTTTATCTTCAAGTGATTCTATTGAATCAAGTAAATCTGAAAACTGTTTTACTTTTTTATCTTTGTCATTTACTTTTGTAAGCTCTTCACTAATTCTATCTAATTTTGACATTGTTTCTACCTAAAAAATATATCAAATTGATCATTTTTCTTAATTGACCTATAATGGCGTCTTATCGCTGACATCGCAACAGACAATTGTTTTGGATTTAGTCCTGATAAATCTCTTAAATACACAAAGACCGCTCTTTTGTTTAAAAAATCTAAATCATCAATACTGGAAAATAATGTTATTATGGCGTCTATGCATGCAATTTCATTTGCGCCGTCAAGCCTTCCTTTTATTTCATCTAGCAACGTAAATAAATTCTCTATAGCATTCTTTTTTAACATTGCTGCATCTTGTGATTCTGCTATTGAATGTGTTTCAATCGCAACTTTGTCGCGATGACTTAATATTTCTACATCGTCAATTGACACTGAGCGTTTTAATTCGCGTGTATTTTTCTTTGATCTGATTATTAACCAATTCTTTGCCACAACATTAAAATAAGAAAACGCCTTTGAACCCTTTGATGGATCAAACTTATTAAGTGTTTCGTATAAAAAAGTAACACAATCATTTTTTAAATCTTCGTATGAACCAGTTAATGATTTAAACCCATGAATAAAAATAAGATTTTCAACCAACTTATTAAAAGGTTGCTTAATTCTTGTCACATATATTTCGTGCCGCTCTTCTTCTGTTTCTGCTTTTTGGAACTCACAAATCGCATCATGGGCAGGGCGACCAAAATACATTTTAGTTCCTTTTCGTTTCCCCCGTTTTCTTGAAACTCGTCTTGTTATCAATTGTTTGCCTCTTCTTCTTCAACATCTATATCTTCGCTTTTAAAGTCTTCTATTATATAATTTGAAATATTTAAAAATGTTGACCTAACATTATCTATACTTGCTATTACTTGTCTAACCTCAACACTGTCGAAAAATACAGGTTTTTCAAGTATTTTTGATATTTCCATGTATTCCTCATCTATTGAATCTAAAATGTTTGTTAATTTCTCTTCTGTTCTTAATATTATCATTGCAAATTTAATTGAAAAATAAACAGATAAAATGCAAAACAATACAAGCAATCCTATAATATATAAGTGATAATGTGAAATAAAATTAATCATTTTATAAAATATTTTTTTGAATTAGGTTGTCATATTGTTTTGAAATTGCAGAAAAAGAGTATTTTTGTTTTATTTTTTCAGATAACTTATTTGATTTTGATTTGATTCCTTTTCTATTTTTATAGAAGTTTTTTACTTTGTTTTTAAAATCTTGTTCATTTACTTCGGCCCACTTTAATCCATTTACAAATATATTATTATCTATTTTTCTTTTATCAACTTCTTTTAATTCATAATCTAGTTTAATAAATGATCCAAGATTAAGAAAGTCTAGGTGTCCTGACCAGTTTGTAGCAACCACAGGAAGTGATGATGCCGCTGCCTCAAGCAATGGTAAACCGAAACCCTCACCTCTTGTTGCAGAAACTATTGCATTTATTTTTTTATTTTTGTATACTGCTGCAATTTCACTAGGCGTCATATTACCATGCAGCACATGTATTTTTGGGTATTGTCCTACCCTTACTTCTTTTATTAATTTTCTTATAATATTTGTAGTTATTGCTTTGTCAATTTTTGTTGATCTGCCAGAATTAGTCTTAAAAACTATACCTACGTCACTATTATCTTTAAATTCTTCACAAAGCCACTTAATAGTATTGAATAAATTTTTTCTGTCTGTTTCTGGCTTAAATCCTGTAAATTGTCCAAATACCAAAAAATTAAATTTAGTGTCAATATTCAAATCAATATGTTGAATTTCATTGTCAATTGATTCATGATATGACTCTCCTATAACAATTATTTTCGTAGTAACATCTATACCAGTATCATAAATAGTTTTTTTAACAAACTGTGATGGAACAATTACAAGGTCCATATTGTTTATTTTTCTTATCCATGCTGGATTACATTTATCTGTTTCAACAAGAGCAGTCACACCAATATTAAACTTTGCTAATTTTGGATCCCACTCATTAGGAAGTTGAATTTGAAATGATATATCAAATGTAGCTGTGTCAGAAACTGATGCATTTAATATTTTACCAATAAGTCCTTCTTCTGCATCATGGTTTAATAACCACGGTGTATTTCCCCAATTCACAATTTGCGATGTTACATTAAAATCATTCTTACTAAATAAATATTTTATTATTTGCCTTGAATGAACTCCATATCCTGACTGGCTTAACAACGGTGCTCTAATTACTACATTTTTTTTATTCATAGTGTTGTTACATCCCATGGTTTATAATCATTTTTCCAATTATTAATTGTTTCTTTTAGAGAATTATGCCACAAATCAACTGTAGTTTTAAGATTAAACTCAGATTTTACATAGTCGATTACCTTGTTTGACATCTCTGCTTTCTTATTTTCATCATATGAATATACTTCAAAAATACCGTTTGCTATATCTTCTATTGAAGAATAATCTTCATAAATATATGGCACTTGCTGAGCACCTGCTAACGTTTTTGTTGTGATATCTATAGCAGCACCATTGACAGATCCATCCCTATGGTCAATAACTTGCCGTGTTAATCCACCAGTTTTTGCTGCAATAATAGGTACACCACACTGCATTGCCTCAAGTGTTGAAAGACCAAAACCTTCTGAGAAACTTATATTAATACATGCATCTGAAATATTATACAGCACATTTATTTTTTCAAAATCAAGCCTATCCCTTGAAAAAAATACTGTATCTTTTATCCCAAGATGCTCTGAAACCTTGTATAGGTTTGGTCCCTCTTTGTCATATGGATCTGTATGCATGATTAATACTGCATCATTTTTATTTGTTTTTTCTAAAAATGCTTTCCATGCGACCAATAAATCGCCTGGTCTTTTTCGTTTAGCGTTTCTATTATTCCAAATTACAACAAAATGATTTTCACGCTCTGGGCCCAAAATATTTCGCTTGTATTGCTTGATTGATTCGTCTGGAAGTTTATGAAATATAGATTCAGGAACTGCGTGAGGTATAAAGTTTACCCTTGGGTGCTCTAAATTTTCAGAAAGCATTTTATATGTTATATATGAATGGCAATTAATTGTGTCTGTAGATTCATAGAGTGATCTATTGAATTCTGGAAACGGATAATTGTCCCAAACATGCCAATATGCAATTGGGCAGACCTGATGAATTTCATCTTCCATCTCCCATAACCAAATAAAAAACCTGGGGTCAGTAAAAATAAAAATAAGATCAGGCTTTTCGGTTGCTAATGTAAGCCTAATTAAATTTCTATCACCGAAGCCATCTATAGGTTTAATTACGAAATCATCATTAACATGAACTGGTTTATAGTCAGCATGTTTCATTGCTGCACCAAACTGCCTAAATGTCCATTCGTTTTTCTGAAGTAAACCATTAATAAGGTGACGAGTTTGTGTCCCTACACCTGAAGTAGAGAGTGCATGATCAGATAGCACTAATATCTTTTTCTTTTTTTGCATTTGTTATATTACCCTACGACTTAAACATTATATCAAAATTAAAAAAAATTTAAAATAATTTTTAAGTGCAGTGTGGTGTGTCTTTGTATGGGCAGAATTGGCATGAATTTCTATTTTTCATTGCAAATTCACGCATAACTGATGAAATCATATTATTCATTAACTTTACGCCTTTGGCTAAAGTTTTAGGGCCAACTGAAACAGGAACAATATCAACAATGTTTCCAATCTTTCCGCCTCGCTTAAGAAGAATAAATGCACATCTAATATCTTTTAGGTCGATATTATATTTCTTTGAATAAAAATGCTTGTATAAAACTAATTGAGCCTGAAGTTTAAAATCTTGTTTTTTATCTCTTCGCCACCCATATGCACCTGCTGTCTTCCAGTCAAGAATCCAGTAGTTATATCCTTCACCGCGTTTCTTTGGAACCTTAATAATAGCATCAACAAACCCCTTAAACTTTACAGGTTTACCCTCAATTTCTTCATAAAGATATTCTTCAGCCTTAACTGTTTCCCAGCCAGGAAATTCTTTATCAAGATAATCAGGTACTTCAGCCCACATATTAACAGCCCATTCACACCATTTTTCTACACCTACATCTGATGATTTCTTATACCAATTGGGTTGTTTTGCAACCCATTCAGGATCATCAAAACCATGCTTTTTAAAATCTTCTCTGATATCATTTAGAAGCTTATCTTTATTTAGATCTTTTCCTTCCAGCATGTTTTCACAGCCTTCATGAACAGCAGTTCCAAAACCAAGATAAGGTGATGGCTCAAACATATCAATTTTATCTATTTTTGCGAGTTTATGTCTCCAACTACATTCAGCCCATTCTTTAATTTCAGAAAATGAAACATGAGGCTTTCCAGTTGGTAAAATATATTGTTCTTCATCCATAATGTATTTTCCCGTATAGATTATTATAATATAAAATATTAAAATTTACATATTTTAAAAAACTTCTATACTGTTTTAGTATACTGTATATCAGAATATTGTATTAATATTTTTTATGTTTGTGAGTGTAACGAACAATCACATTTTTTAATATACATTACAAATATAACTGATATAATTAAAGGGAGTGTAGGGTGGGAATAGATAGAAATAACACAGAAAAATTATTTGTATAATTTATTATTGAATTTTTTCTACAGTTAGCCATGTTTGTCCGTCTCTGACACTGTATTCCGCACCGCCGGGATTATCACCGCCGACCCATGCTATTTCAACACCAATTTTATCACCTGCATTTGCAGAAACAAATGTTGTTGCCGTAAATAAGTGTTTTGTTATGTACGTAAACCTTAGATAACATGAACTGTAACTATTGTCAACTATTGAAAAACCAGATCCTGTATCTTTTACTAATCTACCTGTTACATTTGAACGTTGCCCTAAAGTTGCTGTTTGTCCGGATGGCGGAGCCCCTGGCGATCCGTCATTTACACTTAAGTCTGTATTTACTGATTGCCATGTCCATGCACCGTATGAAATCCTATAAACACCATCACGCTCAACAGTCAAATGATCATTTCCAGGAGTAAAACTATAAAATGTGTTTAAAGGATCATTAAACAATGCATTATCAAATGTAATTACCCCTCTTGGTAAGTTTGTGAAATCCCATGTAGTAAGACCATTCCATGCTGGCGGGGCTATCCTTTGCGGTGTATCTTTCGTTAATTGAATTAATCCTCCCCTAGACACAAATCCGTTAACACTCAAATCTCCACCAAATTGAGCTGATTTTTTAACAGCTGTTGCACCTGTACTTCCTAAAGATCCAGGCACACCATCAACATAAAAATTAATATCTGGTGAACTAACGATGGCAGTAGATGCAACTGACATGGTATCTGTCAACATTGTTACGCATGGTCCCTGTGCTGCGTTGCCTTCACTTCTTATCACGTCATACTGTACTTGTGGTGTTCCCAGTCCAGAATCTGCAATTCCAATAATTTGCACAATACCATTATTTTGATTATTTAATATTTTAAAATCATCATCATCTAATGAAATAGTAGAACTTTTGTAAGTTGGTGGGGCACCTGAAACAAAGTTGTTCGCTAATATTATTTGTCCAATTGTGCCTTTATTTGCTAATGCAAGATCAGCGGTCACATCATCAGTGTTACTCTCTATTAGCAGCGGTATCATGTTTGACCTTGTTGAAGGTACTGAAGTATGTATAAGTTGCTCCAATCTTAGACAATGAAAAGAATCCGCTTGCGCATTTACAATTTCTAGTCTTGCATCTGGTGATGTTACAGTTCCACCAGTCGATATTGAGACCCTACTTTCTGCAGGGACAGCATTAGGATGATATTTAAAAACAGATGCTGCATCAAAGCCACCAGAACCATCACTTACCTGAATTATTCCTGGAGCACCTGAAGATGAGCCGCCACCTGCTGAGATTGCCACATTTGTCACACCTGTAATTCTACCCTGTTGATCTACTGTAAGTTGTGGTACGTTTGCAGCATCTCCATATGTGCCAATTGTTACTAATGTATCATCAAGTGAAATTTCAAGATTGTCTGTGGCTGTCACACTAGTTGTTAGTCCCACACCACCTGTAACTGTTAGCGTATTTCCATCTTCAATTGTTTGTGCACCTGCTGTTGGTGTCGCACCATCAGAGATTGTAAATGTCATACTGCCACCACCGCTTGGTGGAGCCCATGCTAAACCAGATGCAGCTGTTGAATCTGCAGTGAGAATATCACCATCAGCACCAACACCTAACCTTGTTTGTGCAGTTGTAAATACTTCTAAGTCACCTTTAGTTGTAAGGTTACCACCGCCACCGCCACCGCCGCTAGATGCAGCCAATTCAGCTAATGCACCCTCAACATTAGTAGACGTAAAATTACTACCGCTATCTTCAATACCAACTTGGCTTGCTCCTTCACCGCTATTTGTTGAATAAAGCTCTGCAAGTGCCGCTTCATCAGTTGCAATTCTTGTGTCAATCGAGCTGACCTCTCCGTCCGTTGCAGCTATTTCAGCGATTAGTGCTGCCTCCTCTGCTGTCAATCTTGTTTGTAATGATGTGTCAGCTGCTGCACGTGCAGTCTCTTCAGCTGCAAGGCGTACCTCAAGTGATGTGTCATCTGTAGCACGTGCAGATTCTTCAGCTGCAAGCCTAGTTTCTAGTGATGTGTCTGCTGACGCACGGGCACCTTCTTCAGCTGCAACCCTTGTATCAATTGAAGAAACATCAGCGTTGGTATCAGCGATTTCAGCAGCAAGAGCATTTTCAGTATCAGTGACACGTACTTCAACAGACGCAAGATCTGCAGCAACAACAGCAACCTCATTTGAAACATGTGCCTCAATATCAAAACAAGTGGCAATATGATTAGCGCTGGCATTCCCGACTAAACCAAGTACAGTACTGCCTTCATGAATGCCATCATTTGCATTAATATAAATTTTTTCATCTGTCTCGCCAATTGATGCATGACCTTCATCCCACATTATGTGACCTTGTTGGGTCCCAGTTATGTGAATTGCAACATCCTCACCGTGTATTTCCTTATTTGCTCCTTCAATAATAAGAGAGCTGCTCGTGCTAGATGTAACTTCAATAATCTGATTTTCTGCATATAATGTGCCTGACACAACGACATCGCCATTAAACAATGCAACACCGCCGGATGGTACAGCTGCCTCCTTGTCACCAGGTGAGCCTGCGAATACAAATGAAACATCATCACCACCCAAATCAACACCGGGATCTCCACCATCATAATCAGGAGGATCAGTGCTGGGATAAAATACTATTTTTTTCTCGTCGGCTGTATCGCCATCTTTTCCAATGATTTTTGACGTTCTAATTTGACCTGTTTTAAAATCTTTTGCCATTTTCCTATTTTCCTAATATTTTATAATTCACTATTGTTCCTACACCTGGTGAATCACTTAAATTTAATGTACATCCAAGCTTTGATAAATTGCTTACGTAAACATTTAAGTCAGGTATAGATGATGGACCCGCAGTTATAACAACCTTTGGTGCCCTTGCATAAACGCCATCAAAAATAATTGCCTTGCTATCTTCATCACTTGCAAAAACAATGCTTCCTGTTTCAAAAGTCATTATTCTGCCACATACATTATGTGAAGATCTACATATCCCGTATGCAATTCACTAGTGTTAACTGTAACTGAACTAATAGATATCGCAGTGATAAAAACATTTACATTGTCATCTTCTGCAGTTGCTGTAACAACAGGGACAGTAATATAAGCCTCTTCAAACTCATATAAAACTTCAGATTCATCATCAAAATAAACGCGTGCTGTTTCTATGGTTGTGTTCTTGTCTAGAAGATACCCATAGACTGGTCGCCTACGAACATAAGGATAAACTTTTTTATATTCGTTTCTATTTATTCTTTTTGATTTAGTTGCACCCATTAATAATCCCGTATATTACTATAAATATAAATATTACGAAATTATTTTACTTTCAAATCATTTTTGATATAGCAGTTGCAAGCTCTGATCTTTCACCCTTTTGCAGTGTAATGTGACCTGAAAGGTGTGATGATTTCATTTTTTCTATAAAAACAGTTAAACCATTAGAAAGTGTATCAATGTATGGCGTGTCTATTTGTTCAAGGTCACCAAGTAATACAATCTTTGATCCCTCACCTATTCTTGTAACAACTGTTTTTAGTTCATGTACAGTTAAGTTTTGTGCTTCATCAACAATAAAAAAAGTATTTGCGAAAGTTCTACCACGGATATAAGACAGTGGCGCAATTTCAAATTGACCCTTTTTTCTCATCATTTCAAAATAAGATAAATCATTAAATGCCTGCCTGAAATTGTCAACAATTGGTGCTATCCATGGATCCATTTTTTCATCAATATCACCAGGTAAAAATCCAATATCCTTTCCTACAGGTTGCACAGATCTTGTCATTACAATTCTATTGTATTTTTTATCATTAAGACCAGATAATCCTGCCATAAGTGTTAAAAAAGTTTTTCCTGATCCTGCAAGTCCAGACAATGTTACAAGTGGGACATCATCTCTTGTTAGTAAATTCAATGCAAATTTTTGCTCTTTGTTTCTTGAGTTTATATCTATTGCTCTATTTAAAAAATCTTCAACCTTTACAATTCTATTTTGTGTATGATCATACCTGCATATACATGATTGCTTTGTGCCTTTATTTTTTAATACTATAAATTGATTTGGTAGAAATTCATTTTCAAATTCATCTCCACAAATCCAACCATCAGCATAAAACTCATCTATAAGTGAGGGATCAAATTCATCAATTAAAACCTGTCCTGTAAATATTTCACTTGTTTCTTTTACAATTCTATCTCTATAATAGTCTTCAGCTGCAATTCCTAATGCATCACATTTTACTCTAAAGTTTATATCTTTTGTAATGACTATTACATCTTCATCTTCATTTTCTTGAATATATTTTGCAACACCAAGAATTTTATTGTCACCATAATCAGTTTCAAGTCCATCAGGTATTTTATCATCATAACAATTTAATTCAACACGAATAGTTTGGCCATTGTCAATATCTACACCTTCGTTTATATTTCCTTTTGCTCTTAAGTCATCAAGGAAACGGTTGATATACCTGGCATTCTCTCCGATTAATTCCTGCCTATCCTTGAACCTATCCAGTTCATCGAGAACAACAATTGGTATAATGACCTTATGACCGTCTAAAGTATGAATAGAGTGGCAATCATAAAGAAGAACGGATGTATCAAGTATGAATGTTTTTTGTTTTTTCATTAATAGAGTTCCTTTCATTATGAACAATTAAAAATAATAAATTATATTTTAACTATAAAACCCCAGACACAAAGAGTAAAAATATAAATGAAGACATGCTACTTAGAAAATAAACATAATAAAATAAATTGCAAAAAGATAGAATGCAGATTTTGGAATGATAAATGCGAAAATAAATGCGTAATTTCAGAATCAGCAAATGGTTCTAAAACGCTACAAGAGATTGGTGATATTTTTGGTGTCACGAGAATGCGCATTTGCCAAGTAGAAAAAAAGATACTTCTTAAGCTTGCAAAGATAATAGATAAAGAAATATTATAAAATATTATTCTTCTGAATCTGCAGCTGAATCATCACCAGCATCAACTGAATCATCGCCAGATGTTTCCTCCGCTTCTTCAGCTACATCATCTTGCACTTCTTCAGCAGCTGTTTCTTCAGCAGCTGTTTCTTCAGCAACTTCTTCAACAACAACCTCAACAACGGGAGCTTTTGCCTTTTTTGCTTTTGCCTTTTTTGCAGGCGCTTTTACTTTTGGTGCTGCAACTACTGGTTTTTGTGCCTCTTTTTTAGCTGCGGCTCTTCTCATTTTTCTACGTCTACGTAAATTCATTGGTATTCTCCGTTAATAGTTTTACCACTTATAAATATGCATAAAATTCAAAACATACAAAATCATATTATGTAAATTAAAATGAAATTGATTCACCACAACCGCATGTTCTTTTTGCTGTCGGCGTGTTAAATACAAGACCAGACTTTAATAAATCTTCTTCATAGTCAATTTCCATTCCATTTAAGAATATGTATGATTTTATATCTATGCAAATTTTAATATCATCAAAATGAAATGTTTTATCTGTATCAGATGCATCTTTAATAAATTCATACTGATACATAAACCCAGAACAGCCACCGCCCTGAAGACTTATTCTAAGATAAAAATCAGGTGTTTGCCTTTTAATCAGAAGATCTTTAATTTTTTTCTTTGCAGTGTCAGTTATTGTTATTGCCATAGATAAATGCACCTACCATAAGACATGTTACTCAAGCTCAATTCCGTTCCAAAATTGAATTGTTTGTCGTGCGTGCCTCAACTCTAGTTTCAATTTTCTTATAATTTCTTTATGTACTGAGTCACGTTCAGCCTGCGTTGCACCTATATTTGAGGCATGATGTCTTGACATATAAATATATTTTCTTGCATCTTCTTCAATGTATTTTTGCACATCTTTATGAATAGACTCTTCTAGGTCTTGTAAAATATACTTTACAACCCATGAGTAATTTCTTTGATCTTCTAATAGCTTTAAAACAAAATGAAGAGAATAATAATACCATTCGCTGTCTGACCATCTATCCCTAAATTCTTTTTTAAATTTCTTATTTAGTTCAATGCCATCCTTTTTTTCGTTATCACCATATCCAGAGTGTGCCCCTGTCATTGCCTCCCATCTGTCATATACACAATTACCACCCTTACTTTTGCTTTTGTCAAGGATATTGTGTTTATCCCAGTGACTACCACCCCCATGGTCAATTCCGCTTTGTGTTCTACCTATGGGTTTTAGCACCATAAAACCTTGTGGGTCAAATTCAAGATGCAAATATGCACCATTTATTTTTATATTTGACCTATACATCCCATCCCTTTCAGTTCCTGCCACACCCAACCCAGTTTTTCTAGCCCTGCAAAAATTACTATCAGATTTTATTTGAGCAAGTGTAGGAAAGTATATAGATTCCTGAGTCTGTTCACCGTTTCTTTTTGTTATTGAAAAACCAGGGGTTGCTACATTGCCACCACCCGTGCCTTCATCATATGTTGAAATTTTATAAATCCATTCTGGATCATATTTTTCATTAGGGAGCAAACGTGAATCAGGATCATCATAAACAGCAACATCTTGGTGCGGTGATTGCATATCAATCACTTCTTGTTCTGTGATATGATTATTTGAAAGAAATTCTTTCCATGATCTCATTATTAGTTGCATATTGTTCATGAATATAAATATCTTTTAATTTTAAAATATTAAAAAAATAAGGCACCTGTAAACCCGTGCCTTCCTGCGGTAAATATCTACTCTGTGTCTTCTAAAAGTGCAGTGTCTTCAGAACCTGTATCATTACCTGTATCTTTATTGTCACTGTCACAAGCAATTAAACCAAGTAGAATAAGTGGCCATAAATTATGCATGTTACCTCCAAGCGACAAATATACCCAGAAGTATATTAATGTATACAAAAAAGTGATTTTATTATTCTTTAAAATCTCTATGCAAATGAAGATTCTTGATCATCATTACCAGGTTTATCTAAAGCAGCTACTTTCATTATATCTTCTATAACGTTTTTATCTTCACAATTAAGATATAAAATTCCAATTAATGGAAAGCCAGATCTGTCTTCTACAGCTTTTAAATATTTTTCAATATCACTTGCATTGGCATTTTCCCAGTTAAAGTTTTGGGCGTCACTTTTTTCTTTGCAAAGACCATCAAGCATACTCTGTGTCATTGTTCCACCCACCTGCGCAAGAAGGCTTTTTATCATAGATCGCTGCTCTTCATGTTTTCCGCCCCATCGTGAACCTAATACACCTGAACCTATAGGGCTTTTCATAGCAAAATTTGACATTTTCTTTGCTTTTTGAGAACTGCCACGATCTAAAGCCCAGTCAGGTACATTATCAATATGAAATATATTTTTATATAAAGCTACTTGTGATTTTTCACCAGATGCTCGTCCAGTAGCATTTGCTTTGTTTCCAAAATACAAATCGAAGTCATCCCATTTTTCATTCCAGTCTTTTGCATATTTTCCAATTAGTGTGCTAATTGCATGCTCAATTTCATGAAATAACAATCTTCTTTGCTGTGCCTCTGATGCACTTAGCCAGTAATCACTATCAAGTGCAATTGTAACATCACCAGTAGCTTCTTTTCCTGTTTGTATACCCCTGGCACCGTGACTATCTTTGAGATTTTTACCAAATTTTAAAAGCCATTTTCCATTTTCTCTTGATTGATTTTCCCAAAAGAAAGTAAAATTAATTCTTTTTTTAAGAATATTATAAAAATCTTCATATGATATATTACTTTGGCTTATAATTGCTGATATATTTTTTGAATTTTGTGAACCTGGTTTATAAAGATTTAAAATCTGATTTGACCAATTTCTAATATTTTTACTTGCATGAGCTCCCAAATCATTATTTTCTTGTTCATAAATTCTAGACAATTCTTCTCTTATTATTTCACGAACTCTATTTTTTTTAATTTTCATAAGACTTTGCCTGCACAAATATAAATATGTATGAATATAGAAAATGGTGGACCCGGCGGGAGTCGAACCCGCGTCCGCAACAGCTTTAAAGTCAAATCATTCACAGGTTTGTCTAATTTACTATCACAAATTAGAAAAGATAGCTGATTATCCCTGCGCTTTATCAACCTATTGCGCCCCACCTGTTTCCAGGGAACCATTATGATTTTTTATTTTTGCAGGATCTCTACCTGTTATCTTAAGTTGGGTAATAAGGTCTTAAGAAACCCCATGAATTAGGCCGCTAAGCGGGCTGCTTCGAAGTGATAATTGTTATTTGCAATTAAAGTTTTGAAACCGCGTTTTAGGTCTGCTATTTCGTGAGACCACCTGCACTATCGTTCTCTGCTACTCCGTCGAAGCCGTTTCGGGCCCGTATATTATCTAGCCTTATCTGTCTCAAGCGATACCTTAACAAGAGCTGCAGCATTGTTCTTTAAAAGACGTAATCCTTTACGAACACGAGTTCCTGCAGATTTATTGCCATTAGCATTTTTGAGAAGATCAACTTCAATTGTTTCAAGAAGAACCTTTAGTTCTTCAAATCCTGCTGTTAGATTATTGTTCATAACAC